TGCGGTCGAGAGGTCATGTACGGGTTTTCAGATTTCAACACCAGGAGTCACGCCAGCCACAGCCAGGAAAACCCCAGGTCGGACCTCGAGGGTGTGTGAACTACGCCACACTAGACATCGCCCACGGATTTATCAGGGGTATGTACAGGGTAGAGGCCCTTCTCCTGGGAGGGGGGACTACAGGGGGGTGGGGAGTGCGGCGTCTGAAGCGCCGCTTCCTGGGAGGCAGCGGCCTTTCACCCCCACACGGCCGCTGCCGACAGGGAGCGCCCCGCAGGGCGCTCGGGTAACTAAGAGAGGCCCGCGAATCGGCGCGGGCCGACTAGACATAGTACAGGGACCGCCTCAGAGCGGTCCCCTGGTTGAGGTCGAAGACCTCCTTCTCAGTCGGTCTTCTCCCTGTCGGCAGCCGCCGCCCACGGGCGGCTGCCTCTACTAGGGAGGAACAAGATCATTTCACCCTCAGATGCGAGGACGAGCTGGAGCTCGTCCGACCGGAGCAGTCGGCTGCCCGCCGACTGGGACGAGAACTACCGGCAGCCGGTGCTCGCAGCAGCCGGCCACCGGTGCCAGATTCGGCAGCGCGGTTGCCTCGGGAAGGCAACCGATGTCGATCACATCCGCAGAGGCGACGACCACAGTCGCTCCAACCTGCAGGCAGCGTGCAACCGCTGCCACGGCAAGAAATCATCCGCAGAAGGCCACGCCCGCAAGCGGCAGTTACGAGCAATGAGGAGGCGACCTATCGAGCGCCATCCCGGCTCTCGGTAGCGGGCCAGGTGCCCGCTTTTCACCCAGGAGGTGTCAAGTGGGCGACAGAGGCCCCATCGCCAAGCGTTCGGACCAGCGCGTCCGACGCAACAAGACAGACAACCCGGTCACGAAGCTCCCAGCTCGAGGACCGGTGAAGCAACCGCAGATCGGTATCCCGGACGCACACCCGGTCGTCACGCAGTTGTGGGACTCCCTGCGCCACTCGGCGCAGGCCCAGTTCTACGAACCGAGCGACTGGGCTTACGCCCGCATGGCGCTGCACTTCGCCAACCAGCTCCTCTGGTCGGAGAAGCCGAACGGACAGATTCTCGCGACCGTCAACTCGATGTTGAACGGTCTGCTCGTGTCCGAAGGCGACCGCCGCCGCGTGCAGCTAGAGATCGAGCGCAACCAGGCCGACGCCGTCGTAGTCGACGTGGCCGCGATGTTCGCTCAGCAGTTGGGCGCTCAGCGTTCCGGCTGAGCCCATAGACCCCCGGAGGGGGTAGAGCGCGTTTCCTCTCGGCGCAGCTCCCTCCTCCGGGGATTGACCTCCCACCTTGAAAGGACCCCACATGGCCGAGATCGGCACCAGCCTCGCCGTCGACACACTCGTGTTGACGAAGGGGCGCGACTTCAAGTGGTCGTTCGAGAACCTCGACGCGACCGGCCAGGCGGTGGACTTCCCGGCCGGGTTGCTGTTCTTCGAGTTCGAGACCGGCGCGAAGTGGCACTTCACCATCGACGGCGCTATCGCCTCGATCAAGATCGAATCCGAGCAGGTCGCGCTGGTCGCTGCCCGCACGAAGTGGCAGCTCGTCTTCCTCCCTGAGGGTGAGGAAGAGGGCGGCGACCCCATCGCGCTCGGCCAAGTCCAGATTCAGGGCTGACCCATGCGGCTACGAGGATTCCCGACTGACGGTAAGCCAGCGGTCTCCTACGTCGGCACGCCCACCGGTTCCATCCTCGGATCGGCTCAGCGGCCGCTCGGCACCGTCCGGGTGTCGGCCGCGAAGCCGAAGAGTCTGCTGTCCATCCCGACTGACACGCCTCGCGGCGTCATCAGCCGCTCCCCGACCACCGGTCGGCTGTTCGCACTCCCCGGCCAGGTCGGCCCGCAGGGCCCTCCGGGCCCGATGGGCGACGGGCTGCACATCCACGGCACGGTTCCCTCAGCGGACCAGGCCCCTCCCGCGTCCGAGCACCTCAACGAGGTGTGGTGTGTCGCAGACATGGGCCTGACGTTCGTCAGCGACGGCACCACCTGGAACTTGCTGAACATCTACGGCCCGGAAGGCCCACGCGGACCACAAGGTCCGGTCGGCCCGCAGGGCCCGCAGGGACTGCGAGGTTTCCAGGGCATCGAGGGCCCCGAAGGTCCGGTCGGTCCAGTAGGACCGGAGGGCCCGCGAGGTCTGCAAGGTGAGCAGGGCATCCAAGGCCCGAAGGGTGACATCGGCCCGCAAGGACCCCAGGGTGACATCGGTCCCCAGGGTGAGCGCGGCCCCGAAGGCATCCAGGGCCCGGTCGGCCCCAAGGGTGACAAGGGTGACCAAGGCGAGATGGGCCCCCAGGGTCTGCAAGGGCCTCAGGGTCTGCGCGGCTTCCCCGGCGAGGACGGCACTGACGGTGCCCCCGGCGCTCCCGGTGTATCGGCATACGAGATGGCTGTCTGGGCCGGATTTCAAGGCACAGAGCAGGAGTGGCTGGAGTCACTGACCGGCCCGCAAGGGCCGCGAGGTCTCCAAGGCGATACCGGTCCCCGAGGACCCGAAGGCCCCCAAGGACCAACAGGTCCGACAGGTCCGAAGGGTGACAAGGGAGACACCGGAGCCCAAGGACCTCAGGGCCTGCAGGGTCCGCAGGGCCCTTACGGCTGGCTGTCCTCGGATCACACGATCCTCGACTTCCGGCGAGTGACGCAGGCGCAGTACAACGCGCTCGGCGCGGGACGACCGGCCACGACGTTCTACGTGATTGTGGGGTGACACATGCCAGTTCGTATCGGCAATGCCACCCCGTCATCGCTGCGCTTCGGTGACCTGACGGCCACCAAGGCGTACCTCGGCGACGTGCTGGTCTTCCCGGTCTTCGCCGTGGTCAGCCAGACGTTCACCACCACCTGGACGTTCAACATCCCAGCCGAGTGCGCGTTCATCGACATCGTCCTGCTAGGCGCAGGCGGCGGTGGGTCATCCGGCAACATCGGCGCGAGCGCCGGCCAAGGCGGTCGGCCGGGTGAGTGGCAGACCATCACCCTCCAGCGCGGAGTTGACATCCCTTGGACCGCAACGCAGATCACCGGCACCATCGGCTCCGGTGGAGGCGGTGGCATCGGAGGCTGGGTTCCGTTCGACGGCGGTCAAGGCGGTTCGACAACGGCGACCATCGCGGGCGTCGGCACTCTTACTGCTCTCGGCGGTATCGGCGGGCAGTTCAGCTTCGGCAGTGAAGGGCGCGCTGGTCAGGGACCAGGCACGATCAACTTCAACGGCATCCCCTACGTCGGCGCTGGCCCCACCGGAAACTCCGCAGCCAACGGCAACACGCCAGGCGGCGGTGGCGGCGGCGGTAACGCAGGCGCTGCCTTCTTCCCCGCAGGCTCAGGCGGCAACGGCGCTCGCGGCCAGGCATGGTGCCGCGCATACGTTTAGAGACTCCCTCCCCCATGAAGGGGGTTGGGCCACAAAAGAAGAAAGGGCGCACTTGCCAAACCCGACGAACACCGAGGACTACGACTTCGTTCTCTACGCCGAGATGTACGTGAACTATCCCACGTTCGGGCCGGTTCATCAGTTCGGAGGCCGAGGGACCAACGGGGAGCCCCCGATCATGGTCACCCTCGGGTATGAGTCCTACATCGTTCTGACCGAGGCAGAAGGCATCCGTAACCCAGCGATCTGGTACGCCCCGGCCGTCGCCTGGCAACCCCTAACCGTCGACCCAGCGACCCTTCCGGGTTCGGTCGAGGACTACACGTTCTCGATGCAGTGCGAGATGCTCTTCCCCATCGAGGACTCCACTGTTTGGCTCCCCTGGGGGCACGCCACTGACGGGCAGATCGGCTACGACCGCTCCGCGAACTTGGCTCGCCAGTTCCTCCTTGAAGAGGATGAGCGGGGTGAGGAGTCCGGGCATCGCAACACCGTCCTGCGCTACGCACCCAAGGTGACTTGGAGCGTCTGGGACGTGTCCAGCTAGTCAACACCCACCCCGCCCGCTCGTCGGGCGGGGTCTCTAAGGCACGTAGCTCAATCGGTAGAGCAGCGGTCTCCAAAGCCGCCGGCTGCAGGTTCGAGTCCTGCCGTGTCTGCAACTTGACATCGCACAGAAAGGCGACACTATGTTCGCAACCATCGCCAGGCTCATCGCCCAGGCACTGATCCCGATCATCGCCAAGGCGGTGGCCGATGAGATCGCCAAGCACGTACCGCAACTCACCAAGGCCGTCGTGACGGCGGCTGCCGAAGCCGCTGCCGCTGGCGCGGAGCGCGGCTCGGACAAGATCACTGACCTGATCCCCGGCCAGTGGGACGACCGGATCATCGACCCCATCGTCAAGCGGGCGCTGGACATCTTCCGGAGGCGCTGATGGCACGCCGACTCTTCCGTGGTCGGCAGTTCTCGGAGAACGGTTGGCCCTACGTCGACCAAGGATCGTGTACATGGGACGAGGTCGTTCCCGGTGTCTGGCTGCAGATACAGAACGGCGCTCCCTTCACGATCATGCGGGCGTTCGCTCGGGACTTCCACGCCCACGTAGAGCCGCTCCGCGACTACGACTCCGCGTGCTGGACCCAGGACAACTCCGTCGACACCAGCAACCACCCCGGTGGCACCGGGATGGACCTGAACTGGAACGGCGCTGACCAGAAGACATTCCGCTACGGCATCACGAAGGAACGCGCCTACCCCGGCGACAAAGCCCGCAAGCTCGATGAGCTGCTGGCCTTCTACGAGGACGTGATCTACTGCGGCGGCTACTGGAGCATCCGCGACTGGATGCACTTCCAGATGGGCTACGGCACTTACGACTCGAAGGCCGACCGGCCGACGCAGAAGACGCTCGACTTCATCGCCCGCAAGATCAGGCCAGACGGCTTCTCGACGTTCAATCGCGGCGGTGGCGGCAGCAGCACGGAGAGCGCGGCTGCGGTCCTCGCTCGGGCGACCGGTGTGACCCTCACCAAGGCGCAGTCGATACTGCCGGCCGTCCGCGACGGCCTGATCCAGTCGGAATGCACCACGGTCCCCCGGATCGCGATGTGGCTCGCCCAGTGCGGTCACGAGTCGGCGCACTTCGAGGCCACCGAGGAGTACCAGAACGGTCCGATGGACCAGGAACGCTGGATTTACAAGGGACGCACCTGGATTCAGCTCACCTGGCGCTCGGCCTACGAGGGCTTCGGCAAGTGGTGCCATGCTCGAGGGCTGGTCACCGACCCGATGGTGTTCGTCAACAACCCACGGTCGCTGGCCGACCTGAAGTGGGCCGGTCTCGGCGCTGCCTACTACTGGACGACGACCGTCCGGTCGACGCGGAAATACCCGACGCTCAACCAGGCATCGGATGCACGCGACGTGTTGGTGGCGACCCAGATCATCAACGGCGGCACGAACGGTCTGACAGACCGGCAGAACCGCTACAACCGCGCCATCGCCGTAGGCGATGCGCTCCTGCAAATCGTCCAAGAGGAGGACGGATTTTTGTCTGCACTCAATCCTGCCGAACAGCGTGAACTGCTCGATCTCATGCGCTGGGTGGCAGCCCCTGAATACGGAGAGCTTCGCAAGCTCTTCGCGAACGAGGACATGTACCGCGAGGACAACGTCCGCAGGCGCACCTTCGCGGGTGTCGCGATAGATGCCAGGACATTCGGCTGGGAGGACCGCGTCGAGAAGAGCGCGGAGCGTGGCGAGTTGTGGGCCATCGACCTGGTGGTCCGGGCCGCTCGCGGAACGCTCCCCGGCGTCATCCGTCCTGGGACCAACACCCCGGACCAGTTCCTGGTCAACCACGCACGCCAGGTGCTGGCCGACGTGGAGCGCATCAACCCCGAAGCACTCAAGAAGTACCTAGCACTGGAAGGGGGCTCACGATGAGCCCGAAACTAAGAGAAACGCTCTACTACCTCGGCACGATAGTGCCGGGTGTCCTCGGTATCGCCCTGATCTGGGGCGGGATCGACGCTGGCGCAGCCAATTCCATCGGTGACATCCTCGCAGGCGCGTTCGCCCTGCTCGGTGCGTCGGCCCCGGCCGTCGCCGCCAAGAAGGTCCACGAGCAGCGCAAGGACGGCACGCTCGAGCCGCAGGCTCCCGTCGACCAGATCGTCAACAGCGTCCAGGCTGTTCTGGAAGCGCAGGCGAAGGCCACGGCCGAGGTCGAGCGAGTGAAGCAAGTTGTGACCGGCGCGATCAACGTCATTCCGGGTCTGGGCCCGCTGGCCTCACAGGCCATCAACGCGATCCCAACCGATCTCGGTCAGGCGGTCCAAGCGGTCAACAGCTTCCCGACGCAGATGGCCTACAGCCAGCAGTTCTCGGACTACCGGGCCCCCTGGGACCGCTGATGTTGAAGCTGGGCTCGAACGGCCTGATGGTCGCCGCCTGGACGGCGGTGATGCGTCTCCGGTTCGCGAGCTACGCGCTCGGCGTCAACGGCCAGCCGATCAAGATTGACGGCTACTTCGGCTACGACGAGGAGAAGGTCCAGAAGGAGTACCAGCTCAGGACAGGACAGTTCCCGAGCGGGCAGGTCTCACGAGAAGACCTGCACCGCCTCGGGCTCCTGCCCACTCTCATCTCGATCCACGGCACCGGCCAGGCCGATCCGTTCGGCATCGGCTATCCGGCCGACATCGCTCGGCGGGTGCTGGACCTGTACTGGTGGCAGCCCCTGGGGAACTACCCCGCTCGGGCCGTCCCGATGAACGGGTCGGTGGATCAGGGTGAGGCAGAGGGTGTTCGGCTGATCAGCAACCCGCTGATCGTTCCGGGCCCGACTGCGTTCGTGGACTACTCCCAAGGCAGCGTCATCGGTGGCCGTCTCCGGAACCGTATGCGGCGCAAAGAGCTCCGTGGTGAGCTCGTCGCTGCGGCCAGCTTCGGTAACCCGATGCGACTCCGAGGCCACTACGCCGGCAACGTCGATCCGGGCGGTGAGGGTATCGACCCGAGGCAGGAACTCGCGGCCGAGCCGTTCCGTATCGAGCTCGCGGCCAAGGGTGACCTGTACACCACATGCCCTGGCGGGCATTCCGGTGAGATGGAGCGTGCGATCTACCACGCCGTCTTCAGCCGGTTCATCGGTGAGGACAGTCTGATCGAGCAGGTCTGGGAGCTCGCCCGCAACCCGTGGGTCGAGGTCCCTGCTGCCGTGAAGGCCATCGTCCGGGGCGGCATGTTCGTCTTCCGTGGCACGGGCCCGCACGTCCGCTACCACATTGACGAGTGCCCTGGAACGGGCTTGACCTACTACGAGTACGCCGTGAGGCATCTACGGATCACGGCAGAACAACGGTTGCAGCGCATCGTCGCGTCTGTTACTTGACATCGCACGGAAGGGAGGGGGAGTGAGCCTCGCCAATCACAATCCGGTGCCGCTCCTCCCCCAACCTCCGCACAAGATCGGACCGGTTTGGCAGGTACGGGAGGACGGCTCCTGGTATCTGCCTGAGAGGACCCTCGGCTGGGGGATTCTGAACTGGCTCGCCAAGTACGTCCGCTCTCCCGCAGGGGGTGGGCCGTTCCTGCCGACGCTGGAGCAGGCCCGCTTCATCCTGTGGTGGTACGCCGTCGATGAGCAGGGTAGGTACGCCTACCGCGAGGGTGTTCTTCGACGGATGAAGGGCTGGGGCAAGGACCCGCTGTGTGCAGCTATTGCCATCGCGGAACTCTGTGGCCCCGTTGCGTTCTCACACTTCGATGAGAACGGCGACCCGGTAGGCATCGCACGCCACGCGGCGTGGATCACGATTGCCGCCGTCTCGCAAGACCAGACCAAGAACACGTTCTCGCTGTTCCCGGTGATGATCACCAAGGAGCTCAAGGCCGACTACGGCCTGGACGTGAACAAGTTCGTCATCTACTCGGAGGTCGGTGGCCGGATCGAGGCCGCGACTTCGTCGCCCGCGTCGATGGAGGGTAACCGCCCGACGCTGGTGATCGAGAACGAGACGCAGTGGTGGGGCGTCGGTCCGGACGGCAACGTCAACGACGGCGTCGACATGGACGACGTGATCGAGGGCAACGTCGCCAAGATTCCCGGCGCTCGCAAGCTCGCGATCTGCAACGCCCACATCCCCGGCAACGACACGGTGGCCGAGAAGGCATACGACCACTGGCAGGACGTGCAGTCCGGAAAGGCCGTCGACACAGGCATCCTGTACGACGCTCTGGAAGCACCGGCTGACACACCCGTCTCGGAGATTCCCTCCGAGAAGGAGGACCCGGAGGGTTACGCGGCTGGGATCGAGAAGCTGATGGACGGTCTGCAGATCGCCCGTGGCGACTCGTATTGGCTGCCGCTGGAGGAGATTCTCGGGTCGGTCCTGAACACCCGGAACCCGGTGTCGGAGTCCCGACGCAAGTTCCTGAATCAGGTGAACGCCCACGAGGATTCGTGGATCGCTCCGAACGAGTGGGACCGCCTGGCACTGACCGACAAGATGTTCGAGCTCAGAAAGAACGACCGAATCACCCTCGGCTTCGACGGATCGAAGTCCAACGACTGGACCGCCCTGGTGGCGTGCCGGGTCGAGGACGGGATGCTCTTCGTCCTCAAGACGTGGAACCCCGAGGACCACCCATACGACGAGGTCCCCCGCGAGGACGTGGACGCCTACGTGCGCTCGGCGTTCCAGCGGTACGACGTGGTCGGCTTCCGGGCCGACGTGAAGGAGTTCGAGGCATACGTCGACCAGTGGGGCCGGGACTTCAAGCGGAAGATCAAGGTCAACGCCACACCCGGCAATCCCATCGCATTCGACATGCGCGGCCAGACAAAGCGATTCGCTCTCGACTGTGAGCGGTTCCTGGACGCGGTCCTCGAGCGCGAGGTGTTCCACGACGGGAATCCCGTTCTGCGACAACACATCCTGAACAGCCGTCGACATCCGACTACATACGACGCGATTTCCATCCGCAAGGAGAGCAAGGACAGCAGCAAGAAGATCGACGCTGCGGTCTGCGCGGTCCTCGCGTATGGCGCGAGACAGGACTTCCTGATGAGTAAGAAGAGCCGTACCGGCCGAGCGGTGGTGATCCGATGACGAGCCCCCAGCCTGCCGACCAGAATGTCAACCCCGAGGAGCGGCTTGAGCCGCTGCTGAGTGCGTTCGAGGAGAAGGTTCGGCCTCTCGCGGACAACACCGCCTACTACGAGTCTGAGCGCCGTCCGGACGCCATCGGCATCGCGGTACCACCCGAGATGCGGAAGCTGCTGGCACACGTCGGCTACCCCCGGCTGTACATCAACTCGATAGCCGACCGCCTGGAGCTGGAGGGCTTCCGGATCGCTGGCGCATCGGACGCCGACGAAGAGCTCTGGGATTGGTGGTCTGCCAACGACCTCGACGTGGAGTCGACGCTGGGCCATGTGGACTCACTCGTCCACGGCCGGTCGTTTGTGACGGTCTCGGCACCTGACCCGGCCGTCGACCTCGGTGTGGACCCCACGGTCCCGATGATCCGAGTCGAGCCGCCGACGAACCTGCACGCGGTCATCGACCCGCGCACCCGTCTGGTGAAGGAAGCGATCCGGGCGATCTACGACGAAGAGGGCAACGAGATCATCGCCGCGACGGTGTACCTGCCCAACGTCAACGCCTACTTCGACAAGGTCGAGGGCGAGTGGACGCAGACCCGCAGCGTCCCGCACGGGCTGGAGATGGTCCCGGTCGTGCCGCTTCCCAACCGGAACCGGCTGTCGGACCTCTACGGGACATCGGAGATCACTCCGGAGCTGCGCTCGGTCACCGACGCAGCCGCCCGGACGATGATGCTGATGCAGTCGACGGCAGAGCTCATGGGCGTGCCGCTCCGACTCCTGTTCGGTATCAAGCGATCCGAGATCGGTCTCCCGGACGACCCGGACGAGCCGGTGTCGCCGCGCCAGGCGTTCGAGGCGTACTACGCCCGCATCCTCGGCTTCGAGGACGAGCAGGGTAAGGCGTACCAGTTCGACGCCGCAGAGCTCCGCAACTTCGTGGATGCCCTTGACGCACTGGACAAGAAGGCAGCCGCCTACACCGGCCTGCCTCCGCAGTACTTGTCGTTCTCCTCGGACAACCCGGCCTCGGCTGAGGCCATCCGGTCGTCTGAGTCCCGACTGGTGATGAACTGCGAGCGCAAGGCACGCATCTTCGGCGGGGCCTGGGAGCAGGTCATGCGAGTCGCCTACAAGGTCATGAAGGGTGGCGACATTCCACCGGACATGTATCGGCTGGAAGCGATCTGGCGTGACCCGAGCACTCCGACGTATGCCGCCAAGGCCGACGCCGCGTCCAAGCTCTACAACCAGGGCCTGGGCGTCATTCCGAAGGAACAGGCGCGGATCGACATGGGCTACTCCGTCGAGACGCGACGGCAGATGCGCGAGTGGGACAAGGAGGAGAACCCGGTGGGTCAGCTCGCCGGCCTCTACGCCCCTCGCACTGGTGGCGAGACTCCCCCGCAGGGACAGGAACAGCCTGACGAGAAGGAGGTTCCTGAGGAGTGAACGCTGAAGAGTACGCCGCCAGGCAGGCGGTCGTCTCGGCAGCGGTCGCGAACTACATCCTCCAGCTAGGGAAGCTGTTCCAAGCGCCCAGATTGTCTATGAAGGACTGGCTTTCGTTCCTGGAGGTTCTGTTCCCGGAGGTCTACCAGAAGCGTCTGGAGGCCGCTGAGCTCGCTCGGCAGTTCCACGACAACGAGCGCCTGCGCCACGGCCGGTCGTTCCAGCCGCGCTTCCTGGTCGAGTACGACTTCCGGGAGTTCGTGCTGGACATGGAACCGGCCAGAGAGCAGATGCAGAGGGAGATGGCTCCCCAGTCCGCTCTGGGCGATGTCGCGCTGCGGGCAGTCCGCAGCGTCGAGAACGCCGGTCGGAAGCAGATCATCCGGGCCGTCGAAGACGACCAGGAGACCGGAACAGTCAAGGGCTGGGCCCGAGTAGCGACCGGTCGAGAGACGTGCGCCTGGTGCTTGATGCTGATCTCACGAGGCCCCGTGTACTCCTCAGCGGAGAACGCGGGGTTGGACCTCGATGACCAGTCAGCGGCAGAAGTGTTCCGCGCCAGCGGCGGTGACCTCAAGAAGCTCGCCGCCTATGTCGATGAGAACGAACTGATGAAGGAGTGGCACACAGGCTGCGACTGCAAGGTGGTGCCGGTCTACGACAGGGCCAACTGGCCCGGACGGGACGCATTCAAGCGTGCCGAAGAGTTGTGGAAAGACGCCAGCAAGGAGGCCCGTCGACTCATCGACTCCGGTGAGGCACGGACGGACAACCTCAACCGAGAGGCGCAGAACGCGCTTCGTCGTCGTCTCGAACGAGGCGACCTTTCAATGACGAGATTCGCCCTCGCGGCGTAACTCAACACCACGACCCCCTGGTGGGGTCCAAACATGCCCAGGAGGCAAACAGTATGGCTGACAACGACACTCAGACCCCCGACACCACGCCGGGCAATGACGGAGGCACCGACACGGGTCAGGCACCCGCACCGGAGGTCTTCAGCCGGGAGTACGTCGAGGAACTGAGGCGTGAGAACGCCAAGGCACGCACCTCGAAGAACCAAGCGGTCGAAGACGCCAAGGCAGAAGTCCGCAAGGAGTACGAGGCCAAGCTGGCCGAGAAGGACACGGCATACACCGAGCTGCAGAACCAGCTCGGGCAGGCGTGGATCGAGCTGGAGAAGGTCTACACGACCATCGACGCCAAGGTCCCGTCCGACAGGGTCCGTGCTTTCGCGGCCATCCTGCAGGGGTCTGACAAGGAGTCGATCTCCGAATCGGCCGAGTCAGCCAAGCAACTGTTCGGCGGCATGACGGGCACCGTCCCGGCCGTCGATCCCACCCAGGGCTCTGGTGGTGGCAAGCACACGCCGCTCAACGGAGACCCGATCCTCGACGCGCTCAAGAAGGCCGTCGGGGCGTAATCCCAACTACCACAAGGAAGTAACGCATCATGGCAGCAGGAACCACGTTCCCGGTCAACCACGCGCAGATCGCGCAGACCGGCGACTCCATGTTCAAGGGCTACCTCGAGCCCGAGCAGGCCCAGGACTACTTCGCGGAAGCGGAGAAGACCTCCATCGTCCAGAAGGTCGCCCGCAAGATTCCGATGGGATCGACCGGCGTCAAGATTCCGCACTGGACCGGTGACGTAGCCGCGCAGTGGATCGGCGAAGGCGACATGAAGCCCATCACCAAGGGCGACATGAGCGTTCAGCAGGTCGAGCCGCACAAGATCGCCACGATCTTCATCGCCTCGGCTGAAACCGTCCGTGCGAACCCGGCCAACTACCTGGGCACCATGCGGACCAAGGTCGGCACGGCCATCGCGATGGCGTTCGACACCGCCGCCATCCACGGCACCGACAGCCCGTTCGACAAGCACCTGACGATGACCAGCAAGGCCGTGTCCCTCGCGGACCCGGACGCCTCGGTCTACGACCAGATCGGCGTCAACGCGCTGAGCCTGCTCGTCAACGATGGCAAGAAGTGGGGCGCGACCCTGCTTGACGACATCGCGGAGCCCATCCTCAACGGGGCCAAGGACGCCAACGGCCGTCCCCTGTTCGTGGAGAGCACCTACGAGGGTCTGACGACCCCGTACCGCGAGGGCCGCATCCTGGGTCGTACCACGATCCTGAGCGACCACGTCGCGGAGGGCAACCTCGTCGGTCTGCAGGGCGACTTCTCGCAGGTCGTCTGGGGCCAGGTCGGCGGTCTGTCCTTCGACGTGACGGACCAGGCGACCCTGAACCTCGGCACCCCCGAGGCTCCGAAGTTCGTCTCGCTGTGGCAGCACAACCTCGTCGCCGTCCGTGTGGAGGCCGAGTTCGGTCTGCTCATCAACGACGAAGAGGCGTTCGTCCGTCTGACCAACGCCGTCACTCCCTGACCGGGACTTGACATCGTACATCGGGGGGCCCCTTCGGGGGCCCTCCGGTGATACGGGAAGGGCCACATGAAGATTCGCAACACGACTAACGGCGGTTGCGTCGAGGTCACCGAGGACTACGGCAAGGCCCTGATCGCGGGTGGCGGCTGGGAAGCCGCTGAAGCTCCGAAGCGCAAGGCACCCCGCAAGACCGCCCAGAGGGCGGCGAAGACCCCCACCCCGACACCCGCTGAGGTACCGACCACCGAGGAGTAAGACATGGCGATTGCGACTGCACAAGACGTTGAGAATCGCTGGGTCCGTGAGCTCTCCGAGGAGGAGACCACCCTCGTCAACACGCGGCTGAACGACGCGGAGCGGATGCTCAAGCGTCGGGTCAAGAACCTGGACTCCGTCGATCCCGAAGACGTGAAGCAGGTCGAGGCCGACATGGTCCTGAGGCTCCTCCGCAACCCGGAGGGCTACACCCAGGAGACGGACGGCAACTACACATACATGCTGAGCCAGGCGCTCGCATCCGGAAAACTTGAAGTGCTGCCCGAAGAGTGGGAGGCGCTCGGTATCCGGCGTGGCAACACGTTCGTCCTCGTGCCGACATTCGAGATGCCGACATGAGCGTCAACCCGAGCGACCGGCAGCCGCCAGCTCCGTATCCCCCGGACGCCCCGGCGGTGCGGCCGGAAGACGTTGACGTGTCCAAGTGCGACCACGAGTTCGGGATTTGCTTCTGCGTGCATGACTGGCGCATCCACTGGGGCAACCTGGAACGGGGCGGCCTATGAGCCTCCTCGATCACGCCCCCGACGAAGTGATCGTCTACCCCCAGATCGTCACCGAAGACGACGACGGCAACACGATCACCAAGCCGTCGACCGAGGGCATCCGCACCAAGGCGCGGTTGCAGGTCCTCGGCCAGTCCGGTACGTCGTCCCGTCGCCAGGAGCAGGACAACGAAGGGTTCGAGTCGGAGCGTGTGTACACGATCCGGTTCACCCGGAAGTTCGACCGCGAGTTCGGCGTTCTCGGAATGCAATCCGAGATCGAGTGGATGGGCGTGCGATGGGCTCTCTTCGGGGAGCCCGCGTACTACACCAACTCCCGTCGTACCAGCCACATCACCTACACGGTGAAGAGGTACTGACATGGCGAAGTTGATCCCACGCCGCAGGCTGAACAGCATCGTCGCCAACCTGGCAGAGACGAAGGCAGCGATCCGGCGCGAGGCACGCGAGGTAGAGGGCAGGGCCCGACGCAACCTCGCTCAGGCTCGGGCGTCCACGACGCACTCGAAGATCATCGGTCCGGGTCACCTGACCAGTATCGGTTCTGCCGCAGACGATCCCGACGTACTCGTCTACATGGAAGCGCCGAACCCGATGGCAATCGAGTACGGCCACGGTCCTTCGGGCTACTTCGATCCGGACAAGTACGGCAAGGTCACGAAGGCCCCCGCTGGTCTCTACATCCTCAACCGTGCAGCCGGGATCGCCGGCTCGAATGTCACACCGTCAATGGGTAGGAGGGGCGTGAAGTAATGGCGTTCCCCCGCATCCAGTCGGTGGTGGTCCCGCTGCTGCGGGACGCACTGGTACCGGACAAGGCCAAGAAGGTCGGCTCGTGGGTGGAGAACATCAACTACCGCGAGTTCCCTCTGGTGAACGTCCGACGCATCGGCGGCGGTCGTCACGGAACCCGGCCGAGTCAATTGGCAACGCCGGTCATCGAATTGACCGTCTACCACCACAAGGGACTCATCGAGTGTGAGCAGCTCTACGAGGACTGCCTCGACGTGCTGTACGACGCCGTGAAGACCCAGAAGCAGATGCCCAAGGGCTACCTGCACTCAATCAGAGAAACGATGGGCGCTACGCAGTTCAGCTCGCCATTCATGGACTCCTGGAGGGTCCAGGGACTGATCGCATTGGGCCTCCGACCCCCTCGCAATCCAAAGGAGTAATGCCACATGGCACTTAACGACAATGCGGTGTTGACCGCCGCAGTCGGATACGTCTACACGGGCCCCGTGGGTACGGCCGCGCCAGCCGCTGCCGACCTCGACGGCCTGAACCTGCTCGACACGGCCTCTTGGGGCACCGGCCTGGAACTCTGGCTGCCCACCGGTCACACCAGCCGGGGCGACATGCCCGAGTTCGGCTTTGAAGGTGGCGACTCGGAGATCAAGGGCACCTGGCAGAAGAAGAAGCTGGCCGAGGTCACGACCGAAGACCCGGTCGACTACCTGACCATCTTCCTGCAGCAGTTCGATGAGGAATCGCTCACGCTGTACTACGGCGAGAACGCCTCGACTGTGGCTGGCGAGTTCGCCGTCGCATCCGGCTCTCGGGCCGTCGAACGGGCCGTCCTGGTCATCATCGAGGACGGCGACGTTCGCGTCGGCTTCCACGCTTCCAAGTCGAGCGTGAAGCGCGACGACGCGATCCAGCTCCCGGTGGACGACTTCGCGTCCCTGCCGGTCCGGGCGACGTTCCTGGATCACGACAACGAGCCGCTGTTCAAGTGGCTCAACGAGGACCTGTTCCCGAACGCTGGAGCATGAGTCTGACTTGACATCGCCCAGCGATGTCCGGGGGGAGGGGTTTTCCTTGGCGGGCCTGCCCCTCCCCTCGTCACTCTCTTCACCCTGGCCCGCCTAACCAACGAAAGGTCCGCTATGTCAAACGTATTCACCCTCGACAGCCTCCGTGAGGAAGCCGACAAGCAGTTCGCTCCGTTCAAGGTGCAGTTGAGCGACGGTTCGACCGTCACGCTCCGCAACCTGCTCCGGTTGAACAAGAACGACCGGAAGACGGTGCTGGACAGCATCGAGGGACTCAAGAGTGAGCAGGAGTCAGACGAGGGCCAGACCCTCGATGACATCGACCGCATGGTCGACACCGTCTCGAAGATTCTCGAACTGGCGGCGGGTAAGGACTCCCGCAAGCTGATGAAGGAGCTCGACGGCGACCTCGGTCTGCTGATGGGCGTGTTGGAGGGATGGCTGGAGGCCACCTCACCGGGGGAAGCGCAGAACTCGCCGGCCTGATCGACAGGTACGGCGAGCATCTCGTCCCAGACCTCAAGCAGTACTACGGGATTGACCTCCGGGACTTGTTCTCGGAGGTCAACCCGCTCAGCCCCCAGTACGTCCTGATCCACGTCAAGCATCTCCCGATTGAGTCTGCGTTCGTCGCAGCGATCCGTGGCGGGCAGCAGTTCCGTGGATGGAACGCCGACCGTTACGCATTCGCCGCGATGATCAACAGCATCCGTGCGGGCAACTACATGTTCGTCATGGCGAACTCGGACCCGAAGAAGGGCAAGCCGCCCGCTCCGGAGCCGTGGCCGGTTCCCGAAGAGAACAAGGCCGAGAAGAAGTACGCACCCAATTCGTTCGCCGGAATCGTTGCGGCGCAGGTCATTGCGGCCAGGAAGAGAAAGCAGCAGCAGAAGGAGGCTGAATGGCAGGCGCAGGAGGTACAGAAGTCGGCCGGATTTCTATCCGGGTCGTCCCTGACCTCGACGGATTCTACCGAGAGCTAAAGTCCAAGCTCGAAGGGATCGAGAAGACCCTCAAGGCGAAGATCAAGGTCGAGCCCGACATGAAGGGCTTCCGGGAGGAAGTCGCCAACAAGGCGAAGAATCTCAAGGCCAAGGTCAAGGTCGACGGCGACACCAGTGATCTCAAGCGAGCCATCGACGCGGTAAACGCGAAGGGCCCCAGGCAGTTCAAGCTGGAGCTCGATCCGGAGTTCGACTACAAGCTCCGACAGAGACTGGCGAAGATAAAGCCCACGGTCGATGTCGATGTCAAGGTCAAGAAGGGCGCTCTGGACCGGATCGCCAACGGGCTGAACAACATCCAGATGCCGTCGTTCGGCTCTGGCATCAACCCGATGGGTTGGGCGGTCATCCTCTCGGGCATCATGGCGATTGCGCCGTTGCTGTCCGGTCTGCTCGGTGCCATCACCACGGCACTGGTTTCGATCCCCGGAATGCTCGCAGGCATCCTGGTGCCCATCGGCGCTCTGGCGCTCGGCATGGACGGCCTGAAGGCCGCAGCAGAGACGCTGAAGGGTCCGTTCGAGGACCTCAAGAGCACGATGTCGACTGCGGTCGAGGAGCAGTTCACTCCGGTCTTCGAGAAGCTCAAGGAGCTGTTCCCGTCGCTGGAGTCGACGCTGCCAGGCGTCACCGATGGCCTTCGGGCGATGGCGCAGTCCTTCGCGGACTCCATCACCAGCACTGAGAACCTCCCCAAGGTCGAGGGCATCATCAAGGACATCGGGGATGCGCTTCGACAGGCAGCCCCCGGAATTGGCGACTTCACCACCGGCCTGCTCGATCTGGTCAAGGGCTTCACCGGCAACCTGCCGAGTGTTGCCGACTGGTTCAACGACACCGGTAAGTCGTTCAAGGACTGGGCGAAGGACTTCACCGAGAAGGGCCCTGACGGCACGTCGAAGTTCGACCGTGCCCTGGAGGGTCTCGGCTGGACGCTGAAGGAACTGGGCGGTGGCCTGGTCGACATCGGCGGCAAGGCGCTGGACTTCTTCTCCGACCCGGAGAAGATCAGGTCGTTCAAGACGGAGCTCGATGGGCTCGTCGCGACGATCTCCACGCTGGTCGACTTGTCGAACAAGCTCGCCACCAACATGTCCAAGATTCCGGGCTTCGCTGACGGCGAGGCTAACGGGCCGATGGACTTCATGCCGATCCAGCTCCAGCTCATCAAGGAGCAGCTCGGCAAGATCGACTGGTCTGGCATCTGGAACGGTCTGAAGACCAGCGCCGCAGGCGCTTTCCTGGAGATCACCACGCACGCGGCCACCACGGCCGCGACCATCCGTGGCAAGTTCTCGGGCATCTGGAACGGCATCTCCCAGAACGCCGGAACGGCATGGAACGGTGTCGTCACCATCGTCGCCAACGTCATCGCGAACATCCTCCGGATCGCTGCCCAGCTTCCGGGACAGATCGCCAGTGTGTGGGCGAGCATCCCCAGTGCCACGGCGGGTGTCTGGAACACGGTCGTCTCGACGGCCGCTCCGATCATCACCCAGATTCTGACGACGTTCATCAACGTCGGCGTCGGCATCATGAACGAGGTCGGTTCGTGGCCAGGCAAGATCGTTGGGGCCCTTGGCAGTTTGGCCTCCACGCTGGCATCCATCGGTTCGGCGGCAGCACAGGCGCTCGTGAGCGCCCTTGCGGCCGGTATCCGAGCGGGCATGGGCCCCATCGGACAGGCTGTCGGCGCTCTGATGAGCGCAGCGCGTGCCATGATCCCGAACTCCCCCGCTAAGGAGGGTCCGTTCTCGGGCTCTGGCTGGCGTGCGGTCGAAGGATTCGGTGATGCACTGGGTGACGCTCTGGCGAGCGGCATTCCGGGCCAGGAGGACAAGATCGTCTCCAAGGTCCGGGCCATCATGCAGGCCATCAAGGACGTGTTCGGTGACGCTTCCAAGCTGAACCTGAACTTCAACTTCGGCTCTCTGGAGTCGGGACTGAGCTCGGTAGCGAGCGCAGCCTCGGATACCAGTCGGGCCCTTGGCAACACGGTCAGCGGCGCTATGCCGAACAAGCTGTCCGACGAGACCAAGCAGCAGAAGGACCTGCTGGAGCTGAAGAAGGACGAGCTCGAGGTCGAGCGTCAGAAGCTGATGAACCAGAAGAACGGTCTTGACCCCAAGGACAAGGCCGGCCGTGCGGCTCTCCAGCAGCAGATCGACCAGATCGCGCTGCAGAAGAAGCAGTTGGAACTGGACAAGCAGCAGCTCGACTACGCCGGGAAGTACACCGATCAGGTCGAGGACACCGACTCGGTCATGGGCGACATGAACAAGAAGATTTACGAAGGCGTGAAGGGTGTTGCCCAGGCCGCAGGTGGACAGCTCATGTCCGACTTGGGAATTGGCGGCAACGGTGCGCTTTCGCAGCTCTTGGAGCAAGGCATCGCTCTCGGCGAGAACTTCATCTTCAACGTCGGCTCGATGGACGAGGCGGTCGCTGGACAGCAGACCATCACGAACAAGAAGGCGTTGCAATTCGACAGGAGGTAATCCGTGGACACCCTCGTAGAGCTTGAGGGAGTCAACGGCGAATGGTTCACCCTCGCGGGCCCCGGTGAAGGGGACCGTGGGGTGTACCTGGGAACCGACGTGAAGGGCCTGTATGACCCTCCCGTCAAGGTGGTCTACGAGGAGCCGGGGAACTACCCCGGCGCTCGTTACCTGAACCACCGGATTCTTCGCCGTGACATCACATTCGGTGTCGAGATTCTCAACGACGCCAAGATCGGACCTAACTCCTGGCTGAGCCGGGAGTCGGAGTGGCGCAAGGCGTGGGCATTCGACCGCGACTGCAAGCTCTACATCACCACGCCGGATTCCGGCACCCGCTACCTCAAGGTGCGACTCGGTGAGTCGCCCGAGGTGTCGTGGTTCACCGACCCGCGTGGACAGAGGATCAACCGCACCGTCATGGTCGTCATCGCAGGCGACCCGTTCTGGTACCAGGACGATGTCGTGTACTCGGCTGTGACGCAGACGGATACGACGTTCGACCCGAACCCCCTTCCGTGGCCGTGGCCGCAGGAGGCGCTGCCGACTGAGACGCTGTCGATCACGGTCGACCCGTCAGACGGCAAGGGAGGGCTGAACCCCACAGATCAGTACGCCTGGGCCAAGTGGCTGCTGCCTGGATCGACTCAGGTCCCTGCAGAGCCCTACGTCCCTGGTATCCCGTGGCTGGGGGCCCCGAAGTCCCCGGCCGTCATCTGGACAGTCCCGGACTATGCGTTCGAGGACGACTCGCTGCGTAACCGGCGCGTCAGGATGCCCGGTCTGATCGGCGGTCTCCGGACCGCTGAGGTCCAGATCATCAGCATCATCGGTGACCCATCAAGCGGGACATTCCAGCTCAAGCGTGGCGAGTCCTTGACATCGTCCATCGCGAGGAACGCGAACGCGATCACCATGAGGCAGCGCCTGGAGGCGATCCTCGGGGCCGGCAATGTCCGGGTCGACGGTGGGCCGACTCTGTTGAGTCCGCGCCAGCCGTGGCGCGTGTCGTTCATCGGCTCCCTGGCGGGCTCTCCGCAGCCCCTGCTGGAGGCTGTGAGCGCGTTGAACAACGACGCAAGGGTTCAGGTCACCCGAGCCACAGAAGGCGCTACAGCGCCCGCTGAGAACGCTCTGATCGACACCGATCCGAGGGAAGAGCAAGTCACTTCGGAGAACGGCTCGCAGTTGTGGGCCCGGATGAACGGTGTCCGGTTCCGGCACCCGATCCCGCCGTGGACTAAGTCCGCGACGTTCGAGCTGACGGTCTCGGGAGCGGTTCCCGGCCAGATGGCCGTGCTCCGTATCCCCCGAGCGTGGACGAGGCCCTGGGGGCTCGAATGAGCCTCGCTAGCACGATCACGTCCCTGGAAGACGCTGAGCGCGTCTGGAACACCGCGATGGCCCGCAGGGCTATCCGGGAGAAGGAACGCCTCAAGCCGGTCCTGACACGGCTCTGGGACGGCGACATGCGCCTGCGCGGCGTGGTCGCCGGGGAGCGCGGTGGCGACTTCGAGTTCATCGAAAACGACACCGGCACAGCCTCTCTCCAGCTCTCGCTGGATCACCACATGGCGAAGTGGGTGATGAACTTCAAGGGCCGCGAGAAGCGGAACGTGATCGTCACCTTCGACAAGCAGGGTGCCCGGTGGTCCGGGTTCATGGATCACTACCGCGTGGTCCGTGAGGAGAACGGGGATGTCTACCTCGACATCGTGTTCAAGCACGACTACGAGCAGGCCAAGCACATCCTTTGCTGGTGTAACCCGTTCCTGAGGCCAGAACTGCAGTTCCCGAAGCTGTGGATCATCTTCGGACCGGCGAAGTGGTGTTTGCTGCTGACCCTGTTCGTCAACATCCTCAGGCTGGAGACGAGTCTCTGGACGCTCCCGGACAACCCGCTCGATCCAACGGAGTGGATGCCGCTGAGCTTCAACATCTCCAACTGGAGGAACATCGTCAAGCCGTTCCCGCTCATCGGGGACAACTCCAACCTGACGATGGTCTTCTCGCGCTTCCAGTCGTTCCACGACGTGGCGAAGCAGACGTTGGAGGACGCTCAGCTCACCATCGTGTGTCGGCGCTACCTCAAGGGCGAGGACCCGCATCCGTTCGAGAACCTGCGCGGCGAGCTCAACATCGGTCCCCTCGAGGACCTGTTGTCGCTCATCCCGATTCGGCACGGCTGCCTGGTGTGGGACATCATCGACAACTCGGGCTGGGGCTCGGAGACCTCCTTCGGGGGCTCCTGGCTGACCGGCTTCATCCGGGCTGTCGTGAACATCGCAGCGGACGGCATGACCGAGGGTGTCGACGTGTTCACCGGAGACCCGACGTTCCCCGGCGAGTACTACACGCCGTGGTTCCTGGGGACCTCTCCGCAGGCTCCGTGGATCGTGTTCGAGGAAGGCCCCTACACCGGGATCAAGAGCTCGGAGTTCAAGTACTTCGAGGCGACCGACACCAGCTTCGTCGCTGGTGGAGAGTCGATGCCCGGTGTGAACGAGGCGATCTCGGCCGGGGTGAACATGGGTGGCGACTTCTTGACATCGCTCATCAACCAGTCCCTCGGCGGCATGATCGACCTGCCTCCGCTGGGCGGCACGATGGACGCTGTCGCGAAGCCGTTGTACGAGCACGTCTTCCTGGCCTTCCAGGAATGGCCGACGCTCCGGGCGGTGGGAACACCCTTCCCGATCCCGCTGCTGGAAAGCAGCCAGACCGGGCTGGGCGACTTCCACTACTACGAGGGTTGGGTGGAGAACGCCACCAAGGCGTTCACCTTGTCTGCGTTCCTGGCGACTAGAGCGAAAATCTATGCGACCAGGGCACATACGGCCCACACCATCAAGGTGTCGGACGCGGCTCCGTACTACGTGGGAGAGCCAGGCTACGGCCACTTCTGGCTCGGATCACGAGTCGGCTCAACGGTTCTCGGTTTCCCCGTCCCGCACACCGTGTTCATCGAACGGGTGTCGAAGATCAGCTACGGCTGGGGTAAGGACGGTCCGACCGGCTGGGAGTTCGACATCGGCTACCGCGACCCGAAGGACCCGGTCCTGAAGCTGTTCGAGTTGATCCAGAGGTTCAACGGAGCGATGGGCCAGCTAGGCATTCTCTAACCAAAACGAAAGGCACGCCACATGATTAAGCCACAGGACGAAGTCGACTGGAACAAGCCTGAGGAGCATTTCGCTTGGGCCCTCCGCAACATGCCGATGCTCGCCGGCGTCGGTGCAGTGACCCACCCAGGGTTCCTGACGCAATGGTCGAAACACCTGTGGGAGTGTGGCTTCGCCCACCGCGACTACTTGGAGCGGCTGGCTGACGAGGACGGAAACATCCACGTCAGTCGGCTGCCCAAGCAGCGCATCCGGTGGCAGGCCCCCTTCCGGGGCCCCCGGTCCAACTACAACAACGCGGCCCGTTGGGTGTCGAAGAACGCCCCTGAGCCCGAGCCGGTGCGGCTGCCAGATGTCTCCCAGATGACCCAGCAGGAGCAGGAGTTCATGCTCGGTCAGTTCCGGGAGCTCGGCTTGATCCGGGACTACATCCCACAGCCTGACACCGCACAAGAGCTGAACGACTAGGAACCCCCATGACATTCAGATACGTGCCCGCTTACGGGCTACGGGTGATACAGCTCGTCGTGCTGTTCGAGGCTGTCTTCCGGGGACTGATGTACCTGCTGATGCCCGACAGGTCGACAACTGCGCTGACCCAGCTTGAGAACAGCGCCCCGCTTGCTGTGTGGGGCGTTGTCTTCATCACGGCAGCGGTGGTCGGACTGTTCGGTGAGGCCCTCATGTCGGGCACCGAGGCATACAACGGCACGAGCAGTCAGAGCAATCCCAGAGCGTGGCCGTCCTTCATCGCCCACGCCGCCCTGATGATCCTGTACGTGACCTTGGCGCTGGGGTACGGCATGTCCCTGTACGACGCCGAGGCCGCACACTTCGCCATCATTCCCTACGACTTGCTGCTGATTGCCTACCTGCATTGGCTGTTCGCACGGAGGCGCAAGACCCATGTCCACTGAGATTTTTCAGCACCTGCCCCAGAATTGGGTCGGCCTGGTCGCTGTCACCATGTTCCTGCTCTACGTCGCTGCACAGCTCGTAGAGAAGTTCGAGAGGATCGCCAAGTTCCTGCCTGGCGGCACCTGGTGGCACGAGAGGCAGAAGAACAAGCGCAACCGGCGCACCGAGTGGGTGACCGAGGACAACGAGGTCATCCGGGCACTGCAGGAGCAGATTTCGTCCATCGCAGGCGATCTCGCCAGCGTCCGGGAGACGGTGCGAGCGTTCCGGGCGTGGTCGACCTACGACGCCCGCTGGCACCACAAGGTCGATGTGACTAACGCAAAGTCTGAAACGTGCCTGCTGCCAGCGCATCTGGACTACTTCGCGTTCGAGGAGCTGTGGCTGGAAGACCCGGTAGAGGCGCAGAGGTTGCCCGTATGACAGAAGGGAGTCGCCAATGACGACACCGCATCAGCCGCCTCCTGGCGGTGAGCTCGCCAGGTGGCTGGGCTCAGGCGCGTTCGTGGTCGGTGGGGGAGAATCCAACTTCGGGCAGAACTTCACGGAGGACGCCGTCCGGTCCTTGTTCGAGGTACCGGTCGGCTCCGTCCTGTCTGCGTTCGACATCCTCGAAGAGCAGCTCCTGAAGATGCCGCTGGAGGCGCTGAAGTACTTTCAGCAGTTGATCCCCGGTGCCAGCGATGACGACTTCGTGGACGTGTACACCGCTGTCGCAAAGATTCTCGACTCGCTGACCGATCTGCCGATGGCCCTGCTGCGGGGTGAATGGCTCGAGTGGCTCAGCAGCACCTACACCGTGCTGTCGACGGAAGTCAGGCAGATTCTGGAGATTCTGTCCGGACTCGTCGTCACTCCGATCAACGGTGCCGTGCAGGCGGTCAAGGACTGGTACGCGGCGCTCACGGGCAAGACCGCTGGTCTGCGGTCAGACGGCAAGTTCGACGCGGCGAACCTGACCAACCTCAGCGAGATGCCCGCGATCCCCAACGGTCTCACCAAGCTGCCCGACCTGCAGAACCTGGTCGACGCAGCCACCAACGCACTCTCAGGCGCACATGAGACTGGTGAGGAGATCGTCGGAGCAGGCATCCAAGCGGCCAAGGAGACGATGGAGAACCTGTACTTCATGCTGACGAAAACCGTCCGCGATGTACAGGCGCTGCAGTCCGAGCAGGACTCAGCGGCCAACGGTGGCAAGCGATTCAACATCGACTTCTCCCGGTACCCGAATGGGCCCTTCCCGGAAGACCTGTTCAACATCACGTACTCCGGGCCCGGATCGTCCACGCTGAGGATCAGCAACGGCACCGCTGGCTGGAGCACGGTCAACAACGGCTACCGCCGTGCGACCCTGATCTACCCCGAGCCGACGCTGACCCCGCAGCAGATCGTGCGAGGCACGCTGGCCTCCGCGCCCTCTCAGGGCACGAACGTCCGCATCTGGTCTATCGCCCGATCCAACCAGGCCGGAACCGATTTCGTGTTCGCACGGGGCTACTGCACGGGCTTCCTGCAGTACCGAGGCGACATCGGCTGTTACAAGAACGGTGTCGAGCACATCTGGCGGGAGAACGTCTCGCTGACGTGGAACCTGGACCTCCGGATCGTCTGTGGCGTCGGTGAGAACCCACGCCGGCATCAGGTGTACTCGGGCGGCAAGGTCGTGGTCGACCTAGTCGAACCGGCCGACAAGCAGTCGATCATTGACGACAACCACTGCTACTGGGGCTCCATCTCGGAGACCGATGGCAGCCGGGTGCCTGGCACGGTCGCTGGCGCGTCGGTGACGGACAACGCACCGCCTGCGGTGACCGGCTCCACCATGCGCGTCTATCGCTCGTCGTCGGCTGGCAACTCCAAGGGCGGCGGCACCGCACCACTGCCCGCCAACACCCTGGACGCCATCGACTACCGGTCGGAGGACATCACCTGGAATCCGGCCACACAGACGGCCACGGTGCAGAAGTCTGGGACGTATGTCATGGGCCTGCGAGTCCAGGTGGAGGAGGCGCAGGGCTTCTCCGAAGAGCGGTACCCGCTCATCTACATCAACGGTGTTCCGAGGATCAAGATGGGCGCACGCCGAGGCATCACTGCGGCAGCGTTCGGTGCCCCGGCCTTCCCACGAGACATCGCCTACGGCGGTGACGGTGTGCAGTACTACCTCGCCGCTGGCGCGACGGTCCAGCCCGGACTGAAGACAGATGGCAGCGTCAGCATCGTCGGTGACGCGAACGCATCCAACTCCTGGTTCTCGCTTGCGAGGATCGGCTGACAAACACGAAAACGCCCCCCTACCCAGGACCCCGCGTACCTGGGAGGGGGGCTTTTTTGCGTTCTAGCGGTAACGGTTTGCCATCATCGCCCAGACGACAGTCCACATACCGCACCAGCCGGTCGCCATCACCCAGAGCATCGTCGGGGACATGAGGAACGCGAGTCCGAAGAACGCGGTCGGCAGCGCCGACAGGATCGCGAGGACGAGGAACAGCGGGTTCGGCGCGGCCTTGCGCTTCGGAGGTACGGGGTAGGGGTATGGCACCTGATTTGACATGGCACACACCCTGGCATACCGCCTATCAGATAGCCAGGTCGACCGCTACGCGGTCCTGTGGCACAACGACTTCGATGTTCCGGGGCTTGTTCGTGTAGAGGATGAACTTGACCTTGGCGTCCTTCAGAAGCTGCTGGTGGTCCTCCGTCTTCCACGCTTCCCCGTAGGTCTGGCCGGTGGTCTCCTCGACCCACCCGGCCGACCGCAGAGGCATCGCCTCCAGCCTTGTGCGACGGGTGATGAGCGACTTCATGCGCTCCAGGTAGACCTGCTCGTCCTCGTCGGAGACGATCAGGCCCGCGTCGGACTCACGACGCAGGCGGGCGATGGTCTCGTTGATCTGCTCCAGCTCGTAGGTGTGGTCCTCTCCCGGCACGAACACGCGCCGGGTGACCGGCTGGTCTGCCCACTCGTGGAGGAAGGCGTCTTCGAGAATCTCGTCGGCCTCGTCGGCCACGATGAACACCCCGTCGCAGTTGACCGGTGTCCGAGAGCATCGGTAGTAGCGGTAGGTGACCACCTGTCCGGGCACATCGGACTTGGCCGGTCTCTTCCGCGAGTGCTGCTGGGCCAGAGTCGATCCGCACTTCCCGCAGATGCCTATGCCGAGCATAGGGTTCTTGGTGTGGACCCGCGAGCGCGGCGCTTGCTCGCGCAGCGCCACGGCGTCCTGAATCTGCTTCCAGGTGTCCCAGTCGAACGTCGGCGGTGCGAGCACGATCTGCTCGCCCTTGGCGTCGAGGACCGGCTTCGAGTTCTTGCCCTTTCCGGACATCTTGATGCCCTGGGTCTTGAGCGATGTCAGCGCATCCTTCACGGTGCCCACGGTCCACGGCCGTTGGTCGGCCGGCTTCCCCTTGGCGACTCGGGCCCGAGCCCGGTTGCTCATGGCACCCGTCTCGTTCAGCCACTTGGCGATCCCGATCAGCGATCCACCGTCGAGCAGTCTGCCTGCCATCTGGTAGAGCAGGTCCTTGCCGTCCGGGTCGGTGTCGAGCCCGAAGCCCTTCCCGCTCGGATGCGGGACGGTCTTGTACCCCAACGGCGGCAGCCCCGACGCCCAGCGGTCGGTCTGACGGAGAATGCGGTGGCTGTCCTGGGCCCGCGACTTGAACCGGTTGAGCTCGAGCTGCGCGAAGAACGACCCGAGGTAGACGAACAGCTCGGCCATCATGGCGTCGATGCCCTTGGCGGCACCTGGCCGGTAGTCCAGCCGCAGGTTGTCCTCCGCGAACATGACGACCTTCTGGCGCTCCTCTGCCCACTGTGCGAAGTCAACGCAGTGCTTGGTGGATCGGAATGCGCGGTCCATCTTCGACCAGACGATCACGTCCCACTTCGAGGCACCCTCTTCGGTGAGCCACTTGCCGAGGTCCGGTCGCTCGTCCGGACGCACGGACGCCGAGACCCCGAGGTCCTCGAACGTCCCAACGATCTCGTGGCCCTGGGCTTCTGCCCACTTGCGGGCGGTCTCTAGCTGGGCTTGCTGCGAGACCTTCTGCGGTCCTTGGACTACACTGACTCGGGCCCCGACCAGGGCTCTAAGTGGTTGTGGCATAGTTTCCAATGTACCGGACTCTGCTGGCAGAATCCAGCACATTGTAAGTCGATAGGAAAGGGCTCTCACCAGTGCAGATGCTATCCCCAGTCAGAGTGGCGACGGCCGGAACGGTCGCGGTCGGCGGCTTGGCCTTCGCGTTATCGTTCACGGCGCTGAGTGAGCTGTCAGCGGACAACGGCGTGTCGCAGGCGTGGATGGTCCCCCTCGTTGTCGACGGCGGCATCATCGTCGCCACGACGGCGACTCTGGCTCTCCGGACGCAGTGGTATGCCTGGACATTGCTCATTGTCGGATCGCTCGTGTCGGTGGCAGGGAACGTGGCCCACGCGAGCCCCCACGGAGCCATCGCGATGGTGATCGCGGCCATCCCACCGCTGTGGCTGCTGGCCGCAACGCATTTGACGGTCCTCCTCTACCGGGGGAGCCGAGAAAGTCGCTTAGAAGCGATCTCAGAGCCTGTTTTTTCCAGGGGTTTTGCGGAAAACGCTGCTTGACTGCGCCCGACCGGTGAAACGACAAAAAAGCCCCCAGGCAGCCCAGTCTCAGGGCTGCCCAGGGGCGATTTGTTACTTCGTGAATCGGGTGTTCCCGATGTCGAGTGTTCTGGTCTCCTCGATGTGGAGCTTGCCTCGGAGGTCGATGAATCCGATCCTCCACGGCTCGTCCAACGACTCCGGAGTGACCACCTTCTCGATGCCGACAGCGTCGATCAGCTTCTGGCAGCCGGGGCACGCTGGCCGCGTGATGTAGAGGGTGGCTCCGATGAGGTCCTCACGGTCGCAGTAGAGAAGGGCATTGGCCTCCGCGTGGACGGCTACGCACCGTCCCGGTCCGGAGTCGTAGTCGGTGACTCCGGGGGTGGCTCCGGAGAGCCGACGAGGGCACGTAGCGCATCCGGCATTTCCAGCAGGCGCACCGTTATAGCCGGTCGCCCTGACCCTCTTGTCCTTGACGATGACTGCACCAACCTTGCTCCTTTCGCAGTCGGATCGGGAGGCGACTGCCTCCGCGATGATCAGGAAGTACTCGTCCCAGCTCGGTCTCACTTGATGGGCTCCAGTTCTCCGTCTTTCCACCTGACCCAGATGGCACCGGTCCGGTCCGGTCTCCCCCCGTAGAGGAAGACCGGCGTCCGGGCTTCTGCCAGGCGGTGCTTAGCCATAGGCGGCGTCCAGTACGAGAGGGACGCCGAACCCGACGACGAGCCACGCCAGCAGGTAGAGCAGCGAGATCACGAACTTCATGCCGCTGCCCGCCAGTAGATGACGGTCCGGTTGGTCGGCTCGTACTTGGCGCGGTGGGACTCGACCACCAGGCCCCGCTCACGGAGCCGGTAGGTCGTCGGGGTCACCGAGTTGATCGGCAGGCCGAGGATGTCAGCCAGCTCCAGGTTGCACAGCGGTCCTCCCCGCTGCAGCACAGAGAGAGCCTGCACCTCCCTCTCGGGGAGGATCGGCTTGATCTGGTGGTAGGACTCGATGCTGGTGTCCTGTACGGTCACTTGCCCAGTTCCTTTCGCAGTTCGGCGTTTTCGAGTTCGAGCTCCGCGATGCGGCACTCTCGGGAGTCGCGGTCGTAGTCCGCGTTGTCGGCTTCGTCCAGGGCCATGTGCAGCTTCCGGACGAGGTCTGCGAGGCAGCCGTGCAAGCCGGCGATGAAGTCAGCGTCTTCTTCTCGCTCGAATGAAGCGATGAACTTACGCTCGTTCTCCTTGTCGACGGCGTACACCGAGAAGGTGCCGGGGCCCCCGGCGTAGTGCTCGGTGTCCTCCTCGACCATCCAGTAGGTGTCCTGTGCCCCAGTCGTTTTCGACCACTGCTGGTACAGCAGATCGAAGAAGTCACGATCCTCCACGGAGGTATCCCTTCTCTGTGAGTGCTTCCAGCACTTGCTTGTTCACGTTCTCCAGCAGCTTCCGGATCGCCCAGTTGCGCTCGGACTCGTTCATCTCCTCGACCCCGGACGCGACCTGTTTGACTTGCAGCTTCTGGGGCTTGCCGTCGCTCGCGACGAACGGTGTCCAGGGCAGGCTGACCGTCAGCTCGACCACCGTCTGTGGTGGCCGCAGCGGAGCGATTGGGGCTGAATCGCCCTCTCCTCCACCCCACTTCATCGTTTCGGCTCCACATACGGCATGAGGTCCGCGACGAACCGCAGGAACGTGAGCCCCTTCGGTGCGCCCTCAGGCTTCATCGAGTCGGGGATCATGAAGACCTCGACGGCCCCCTCACCGCTGATCGGGTGAGGCATGATCGTCCCGAGCTTGCCGAGCTCGTAGATCGCTCGGCCCATGACCTCGTCGTCCAGCCCGTTCGGGGCTGGCAGGGCTACTGCGGCCTTCACAGCGCCCCCTCTGCCTTCATGGCCTCCTTCATCGCCGCGATGGCGGCGTCGAACGCCAGATCGACGTACTCCCCTGACTCGGTCAGCCACAGGCGGTCGATGACCGCCTCGGCTGTGGCCGTGCGCTTCCCGTTCTCGACGGTCAGCGTCAACTTGATCCCATCCATGTTTCCTCCTTGTGCGATGTCTAGTACGAGGCCCCGTAAAGCGAGCCCCACGAGCGACCGCCGACCTCCGGGTCGGTGCCGATGAGCACCGGGCCCATCTGCTCGGCCATGAGCTCACCGATGCGCTGAGCTCCCCACTCGGCCTTGTCGGCCGGAACCGACGCCAGAATCTCGTCGTGGATCGGCAGGCGCAGGTACGGCGTGAACCCCGCGTCGTGCAGCCTCAGCAGCGCCCTGCAAGTCACGTCGCGAGACGACGACTGGATCAGGTAGTTGAGTGCTGAGTAGGCACGTTGCGGGTCGACCGGCAGACGCCGGCCTCCCAGCCCGTCGATGAACGGTGTGGTGATGTAGCCGTTCCGGATCGCCTCACGCTGCAGCCGCTGGCTGAGCTTCTGGACCTCCGGGTACGCCTTATCGAAGCCCGCCACGACCTGTTGGGCCATGCCCATGTCCAGCCCGGTCTGCTCGGCCACCGTCTTGGCACCACCGCCGTACACCCGGCCGAAGTTCACCACCTTGGCGTACTTGCGCTCCGGTGAGTCCTTCGTGATGTCACGGTCAGGCCAAGCGGCCCTGGCCGTCATCAGGTGAAGGTCCTCGTCGTTGAGGAACGCCTCGATCATCGTCCGGTCCTTGGACAGCGCCGCGAGCACGCGGAGCTCCTGGGCCTGGTAGTCGACCGACGCGATCCGGTGCCCCTCGTCAGCGAGGAAGCACCTCCGGATTGTCGAGTCCCCAGCAGGCAGCGTTTGGGCAGGAATACCCGTTATAGACATGCGGGCCGTCCGCGCACGCAAAGGGTTGATCGCTGCGTGGCAACGGTTCTGGCTGTCCCTCTGCTTGAGGAACCCGTCGACCCATGTTTTCCTCCACTTCCCGGCTTTCTTGGCCTCGATGACCGCCGTCGCGAACTCCCCGGCCTTCTCGTGCTCGGTGAGCTCGGACAGCAGAGCGTCGTCCACCTTCCGCTTGCCGGATGGCGTGCGGCCCTTGATCCGGACGCCCATGCCCTCCAGCACGTCGGCCACCTGATCCGTCGAGTTGACCTTCTCGCACCCGTAGTTGAGTGCGACCTCGTTGTAGTGGCTCTCCTTGACTTGGAGGTCCAGCGACAGCTCCTCGGTGTACTCGACATCGAGGAGGAACCCCGTCCGCTCCATGTACGAGCAGATTTCAGCGAGCCGGTGCTCGTTCTGCACCAGCTCGTCGGAAACCTTCACCAGCGGTGCCAGCTTCTGAATTAGCCGAGCCGCAAGGATCGGGTCCATGCCCGAGTAGAGCTGGTAGTGCTCGTCCTCGAAGGGGACCTTCTTCCAGACGTTGGCCTTCGTCGTCTTGTTCGCCTTGGCCAGGTCGGCCATCAGCGTCTTGACGTTGTCGGCCACCGCCGTGTCGATGTAGCGACGTGTCAGGTCCTCCAGCGAGTGACCCGAGCCGCCTTCATCGCGGCCCCTGGGATCGACCAGGTGGGCGAGGATGCGGGTGTCCTTGACCTTCGGCCACATCGTCTCCATCGGGACGCCCAGCGTCCGCTCGAAGACCTGGAGGTCATACGCTGCGTTGTGCAGCACGAACCCCTGAACCATCTCCAGGGCTCTCTTCACGTCCCCGGCGTAGGGTCCTCCGCGCTCAACCGGGACAACCCAGGCTTCGCTCGGAGTACCGAACTGGACTAGACGGCAACGGAATCCGTCGTTGTAGATGTCCAGCCCGGTGGTCTCCGAGTCGAGTCCGAGGAACCCCTGATGAGCCCGGATGAAGTCCATGAAACCGTCGAGGTCACTTTCCCTGTCCACGACGTGGATGACTACCTCGTCATCCGCGACAACATGCCGGTGCTCGATCACGGTGCTCCTATCTGTGGTACTGCCCCCGGACGATCCGGGAGATGGTGGATGGGTTGACATCGAAGGACGCGGCAACATCGCGCCGGGACACACCCGAGCGGACGAGGTCCTTGATGAACGCGACCTCGGACTTGTCGAGCTTCGGTCGGTTGGGCCGGTTCGGGCCCTTGGTCTCCAGCTTGGCTCGGAGCTCGTCGCGCTCCTGCTTGGTCTGGTAGTAGAGCTGAGTGATCGAATCGACCTCAGCGATCAGGCTGTCGCTGAACGCCTTCTCCTGCGCCAGTGCAGCTTTCAGATGTTTCTTTCGCATCAGTTGTCCTCCAGTGGTGACACGGCGTAGTACATGAGGTTCGGGCGGTAGAAGCTGAGATACGCTCCGCTGTCGCCCGCGATGACCAACGTGTTCTCGATGGGGTCGACGTTGACCTCACCGACCGTGCGGATGATGGTCCCGTCGATCAACAGGACAGTGACTTCCTTCTTCATGTCGCTCCTAGCTGTAGGGCTCGGTGGGGATGTCCTGGTAGGTGTTGGGAGCGATCTCCCGGAGCTGCGCGAGCAGTTCCCCTGCCAGGGCACGGATTTCGCGGTCCGCTGCCTCGTGCCAGCGGGCCTTGATGACGTATCGCCACGCCCGGTGGTTACCGGTGACGACCATCGGGGAGTTGGTCATGTTCGGCATGACTGACCTGGCCGCTTCACGAGCCTGCTTGCGCGGCAGGCCGTTTCGAGTGAAGAGGTACTCCAGGTTGTCGTATGCCTGCGCCGCCTTGGCGACGGAGTCCTTCAACACCCACTCAGCCGACTGCCGGTCCTCGGCAGGCAGCAGGTCCAGAGCCGGTGGGACGTGGACACCCAGCGGAACCGGGTTGACGTACCGCTGCGACACCACCGAGAACGACAGGTGCCTGTGGCGTTCCAGCTCGGTCAGCACCGACCGGCTGGCCTCGATGTAGAACGTGGCCGAGGCGTGTTCCAGCACGCTCTCGTGGCCGACCTCGAGGATGTGAGCGAGGTAGTCCTCGTTCTCCCGAGTGGCCGGGTTCGGCCGGTTGAACGACCTGTAGCAGTTCCGGCCCGCGAACTCCGCGAGCTCGTCAGCGTCGAAGTCACCGATCCCGCCTGCGGTCTCGTAGGGATGCGGGGTGTAGCCCAGCTCCTGCAAGACATAGGGGTCGATCTCGGTGGCTGCGATCAGCTTGACCTTCAAGTGTTTTCCTCTCTCAGGGAGTGGAGAGGGCCCCCGTAGGGGCCCCCTCCTGTGTCATGTCAAGTCCGAGGCAGGCTAGAGCCAGACGGGCTTCTCGTCGCTGCCACGGGGCGGCATCCAAGCCGACCAGGGCTTGCCGTTCTTGCCGGTGCCCGACTTGTACACCCAGTCCGGGCCAGGAGCCGGCGGGGTACCCGCAGGCGGTTCCTGAGCGGCACGCGGAGCGTTGGAGCGGCCACCGCCGCCACCACCGTTGCCACCGGACGCCTTGGCCGGTGCCATACCGGCGAAGTGCTGACCCGCGTTCTGGACGCGCTCCATGAGCGCACCGAGCGTGGCACCCTGGTTGGTCACCTGATCGAGAGCATCGTCCAGGTCCTCGGCGTGGATGACGATCCACGGAGCGTCGAACCCGGAGCCGCCCTTGAAGGTCAGGACGACCTTGCCCTCACCGGCAGCCGCAGCGGCCTTGGGAGCCGCCTTGGCCGCAGCCTTCTTGGCGGGAGCCTTCTTCGGTGCCTCAGGCGGCGGCGCGTCGAACGCCGACTCCTGCGGCTCGGGAGCGGCCTGAGCCTCGTCGTTGGCGGGAGCGGATGCGAATGGGTCCTGCAATGTAACTACCTTTCCTCTTGGGTGGGTTATCGAATCGGGCACGCCCCGGAGGCGCACTCTTCATCGACGGAGTCGGCAACGGCCTGGGCGGTCGCAGCCTCGTACTGCTTCTTGGTGATGCGCTCGTAAGGCGCTTGTGGCATGGACGCTTCGGGGAAGATGGTCGCTCCCTTGAGCAGACCTCCGAACGTCCTGAGCTGTTCACCGACAACGTGCGGCTTGTACCTGTCGGGGTCGACGTTGGCCGTGAAGGACACGGCATTGTCGGCCCAGAGCATCTGGTACATCGCCTGGAACGCGAGCAGTTGGTTGAGCGTGAGGTCCTCAGCGGACTCCACGATCTCCTCAGCATCACGTCCGAACCGGTCGACAACCTCTTGCACGAGAGTGTCTTTGGTGGGGATGGTGACCACCACGGTGTTCTGGGCGTACAGGTCGTCCTCGACCTCGTAGCCCTGCTCCCGGAGCTCCTCGATCTGGGGATCGCCCTTCGAGAACCGGATGCGCCGGTAGAAGTACTTGGCGAAGATCGGGTGGATACCCTCACTGACGCCAGGCATCTTCGCGATGGTCCCTGTGGGGGCCACCGTCCGGGTTTTCACCGGCACCGGGATACGCAGCTCGTGGCTGAACTGCTGTGCCGACTGCTGGACCTCCTTGGCAAGTTCCCGCAGCGTCTTCCGGAAGTGCTTGTCCAGAGGCGCATTCGAGTACTTCCGACCTGTCATCGCCAGGTAGGACGCCACACCGAGGTGCCCGACGCCGATGCGTCGGTTGCGGTCCAGGACCTCTCGCGACTTCGGGTCACCGACCGGGCTGAACGTCGCCCGGATCAGGAACCGAGCCATCAGCCGGTGCGACCGGATCAGGTCGATGGTGTCGACCTTCCCGTTGTCCTTGACGAACGCCGCGAGGTTGACGTGGCCGAGGTTGCACGGCTCCCACTCCTGCAGCGTGATCTCACCGCAGGGGTTAGTGCAGACGACCTCGTTGGGCTCTCCGCTGTTCGACAGCGACGAGTCCCAGAACCCCGGCTCGCCGTTGGCGACCATGCCGTCCGTGATCCACTTCAGGGCCTTGTGGGCCTGATCGCGGACCATGATGGACACCTGGTTCGGCATGTTGTGCGCCGTCCAGAACAGGTCGTCCACGATGACCGAGATGTTGGTCGTCCAGTGCTTGCCGGTCTCCTGCTTGCAGCGGACGAACTCCTCGATCTGAGGGTCCTGCCAGTGCATCATCGACATGCGAGCCGACCGCCGAACACCGCCGGCGACTACGCACTGCGCGATGGCGTGGTCGATCTCCATCGCGGTGATCCCGGTGAGAGAGCCACCGACAGTGGCGATCTCGCTCAGAATCTCGCATACGTCGATCAGCATCCGAGCCAGCGGCAGAGGGCCCGAGGCCCGACCGCCGAAGGTCTTCAGCTTGGCACCGAACGGCCGCACCCGAGACACGTCGTAGACGCGCTGGAAGTGGCTGACCTCGTCGCGGTAGTGGGTGTCGATCAGGTCGACCAGGGCAGCAGCCCAGCCTTCCCGCGAGTCCTCGATGACGAAGGCACCGGCCCACTCGGGGTCGTACTCCGTCGACAGGACACCGGCATCCTTCATCGCCTGGTAGTCCGGATGCTCCTCGTCGCACACGATGTGGACGTAGAGCTCCTGTGGGACAGGGCCGTAGTCGATGAATCGGTTCGAGTAGTTCGCACCGACACCGCCGCCCTCCATGAGGCGCATGAACGTGAACTCGAAGTGATCCGAGGGCTTCTCGGTCCACCCGCTGACCCAGCAGTTGAACAGGTGCTGGGCGTTCTTCACGCCGGATGCCCACAGATGCCTGCCAGCAGGCAGCATCTTGAACTCGGTGATGAGCCTGATCAGCTCTTCCCGTTCACCTGGCTGCTGGTACTTCGCATCCACCAGCGCGAGGTTCCCGTCGACCACACGCTCGACCGTCTCGGGCCACGTCTCTTGTGAGCCGTCAGGTTTGACCCTCGAGTAGGTCCGGTTGTAGACGATCTCGCCCGTGGGGCCCCAGTTGACTTCCGTTGTCACTTGCCGCCTTTCACCAGTCGCAGGTAACCGGGGGTGTACTCGCCGCCGCAGTACAGCTCGCGGTCCTCTGCTGACCAGTTGTGGATCAACATCGGCTTCTCGTCGGGGTAGAGCTCGGGGAAGACCTGGGCTCGGTACATCGAGGTCCCGTCGTCTCCGTTGAACATCCCGTCGAAGATGTCGAGGTGTACTTCGGACGAGTCGCTGGGCGACTGGGTGATCCAGTCATCGAACACGTTCGCCAGCTCCGTCCGGTATGTCGTAGTGCCTGTCACGTTTCCGTCCTTGTCTTCTAGTTCGAGCTCCTCATCCCCCTTCTCGATGAGTGCGATGGCGGCGTCGGCAGTCGGATCACTGCGTCCCCCAGATGATTTGCGCGTCTCGGCATTGACCGCTGCGCTGCTGACATCACCGGCTGTGATGACGATGATGTTGACTTGCTCCGTGATCGCCCTGTGTGCCTCTGTGAGGTACTGAGCGGGAGCTCCCTGTGCCGGGATGACCCCGTCGTCGTATCGGCTCCTGAGAGCCTCACGGTGGCCAGGATTCTGCTTCTCCAGAGCAGCCAGCGCGGTGGGCATGATGTCCTTCAGGTACCGGTTGCTCGACCGGTCCTTCAGAACGTCCTTGACCGCCTCCGACGAGTAGAGGTTCTTGCCGTTGAAGTTGTTCCCAGCGAGAACTTGCTCGGTGAGGATTTGGATCGCTGCTCGGCGCACCGTGACGATTGCCTCGGGCTTGGAGAGCTCAGCCAATTTCCGTTGTGTCTCAGGACGTTCCAGGTACCACACCCAGAGGTCCTGGACGAGGTCGTCCAGGCCCCCTTCGCGGCCCCAGGTGACGAGGGCTGACTTAGCGGCAGCCTCGAACACCGCGACCATGTGCGATGTCAAGTATCAGACCTCCCAAGTATGTCCATCGACCGTGAAGCGGCCGTTGGTGATCGGGATGATCTCGGGCTTGACGTGGCGACCGTCGATGGTCAGCAGGCCGAACCCGGACTGCCAATTGCCAGTGCCGCCTTTGAGGTAGTCGGCCTGGCGCATGTCCATCAGGTTGCCGACCTCGACCCCGGTGACGATCTTCTTGGAGATGCCGCCGTAGCCCGACGTGTGCGACAGGATGCCCTGACGGTGGGTGTGGCCCATGATGACCGACGTGTCGAACTTCCGTGCCGCGTTGAGCGCCGTGTTACCGGCGATCCGCGACAGGCTGATCTGACCACGGTGACCGTGGGTGGTGACCCAACCAGGTGCGACCTTGTTGAACTCAGGCAGCAGGTCGATCCCGAACCCGTCGAAGTCGAGCAGCGTCTCGACGTGGAAGGCACGCGACTCGGCCAAGGCCGGCGCGTACTTCGAGAGGTACGTCCGTGGCCGCTCGTCGTGGTTGCCCTCGTGGACACCGACAGGACCGACGTAGATCGTCCGCAGCGGACCGAGGAAGCGGAACTTGGCCTTCTCGGCGTCCTTGAACACGGAGCCCTCGAACTCGCCTCGGGTGTCCTTGTTCCAGCGGGACGGCTGTGGGAAATCCATGAGGTCACCGATGTGGATGACCTTGGTCGGCTGATAATCCCCGATGAACCGCAGCACCGCTCGGACCGCTCGGCGGTCCTCATACGGAATCTGCGTATCGGAGATGATCACGATGCGCTCACTCATTCAGTTGGTTCTTCCTCGTAGATGCGTTCGACGCATCCGGCGTATCCGGCGATGTCGGTGAACGAATCGCGGTGGTAACCGGTGCCTTTCACCCTGGCGATCTTCATCAGGATCATCAGGTTGGCAACGTCGATGTCACTGATCGGTCGTTCGAGGTAGCCCGAGAACAGGGCTGCGATGTCCGAGAAGTTCTCCCTCGGATGCCCGTAGTTCTTGTTGCGCTCCCCGTGGATGAGGCGCTGTGCCTCTTCCAGGATCGACTCACTCATTCGTCGTCTCCTTCGTGGACGTAGTCGTGAATCCCTTCCCACCAAGGTGCGTCGGGATCGAGGCCGAGGAACTCGGTCTCGGTGTACTCGTTGGGTTGGGTCATGACATCCTTTCCAGCAGAGCGGTTTTGCCCTTGCTGATGACTAGCGAATTGACATCCTCGCCAGGTGGCATCGGGATGACCCTGCTGTTGGGCAGGGTCTGTGCCACACGGTTGGCGAACTCTGCTCCGGGCTCGTCGCCGTCCGCGAGGACGTACACGGTCCGGTATCCGACGAACAGCTCCCGCATGTAGGGCTTCCACATGTTGGCCCCCGGCACGCCAACGGCCGGGAGGCCGCAGACTTGCGCTGTGATGGCGTCGATCTCACCTTCGGTGATCGCCACGTCGGGAACCTCACGCAGCAGCGCGAGAGTGTTGTACAGCCACGGTTGGTCCCCCGGTGCGGTCATGTACTTGCCATGTCCTCGGTGGTCGTGGTTCTCGATGCAGCGGTAGCGGATCGCGACGACGATCCAGCCGTGTTCCCGCGACCAGCGCAGGTACGGGATCGCCATGAAGCCCCGGAACATCTCATGACCAGGGAGTGGATCGTCCACGTACCCGAGCATGAACCGGTCGACTTCGGCCCGAACGCTGTCGAACGTCAGTCCCCTTGTCGCCAAATACTCTTCGGCTGGACTGCCGCTCAGACTTCGTCGGTATCGCTCGGTAGCCTCCCGGAGAAAGCTCTTCTGCGATTCGCTCAGCCTCTGCATAACTCACCTCCTCTTGTCTCTTGATCAGTGCCAGTACGTCGCCCTTCACTCCGCACGCCAGGCAGTTGAATGCCTGTCGGGTGAATGACACAGCGGCCGAGGGAATCTCCTCGGCGTGGAACGGGCAGAGGCACTTGATCCAGTCCTTGCCGTTGTCCTTCGGTGGCTCCCAGTCCGGGTGGTACCGATGGATCGCCTGGACGATCAGCGGCTCATTCATGCTCCCTCCGGTGTGTCATGTCAAGGATCAGGCACGACGCGGGCCCCGATAGCTTGGACGGCCGGTGGGCTGTTCAAGTAGTCGATGATCCGTTGCGCTGCCTCCGTGCTGTCCCTCAGATGGCCGAGGACGTTCCGGTTGCACGCCGTGCATAGGAGACCCCTGACGATCCCTGTTGCGTGGTCGTGGTCGACGCTGAGCCGCTTGCGCTTGCCGTTGGCTCGGCGGCAGATGTAGCAGTAGCCGCCCTGGTGCTCGTAGATCGCCCAGTACTCGTCGGCGGTGATGCCGTAGACATCCATCCACCGCTGTTCCTGGGAGACCGTTCGGCGCTGCAGCTTCTTGGCCCGGTGGTGCGTGACGCACCGTGGTCCGGGGTGGGGAGCCTTGCGCTTGTTCACCAGACCCTCGGCCGTGCAGTCGATGCACGGCTTGCGCCTGTGGGCCCTGTCCTGACTGCGGACTGTCGGCTTACGTCGGGTGGTCGTCATCGACACCCTCCAAGCAGGCGTAGACCCACAGCCCGATTCCCCAGGCGATGACGCTGTAGGCGATCAGCTCCTGGAGGCTCACGACGCCACCGCATCCCACATCGCGTGCTGGATCAGCGAGGCCGCGTACTCCGGGTCGACCAGCAGCCACGAGTGGAAGCCCTCGACGGTGAACAGCTTCCCGCCCGCCAGCGCAGCGGCGCTGACGCCCGCCTCGTAGGGCACGATCTGGTCGCACTTGGCGTGGATCACAGCGGTCGGCACCGAGTTGGCCCGCATCTTCTCCAGCAGCGGAACCGTGTCGGCCTTCGTCAGCGCGTAGGCCGCACGGACGAACCGGAGACCCGACACCGACTCGTGCAGGGTCGAAAGCAGGCTCAGACGCTCTCTGTGCGTCCGGGACCGCATGGCGCGGTAACCATCCCCGAGTACGTCCACGAGCCCGCCCAGGGCGAAACGAGCCGCCCGCGTGGGCATGTTCCGGCCAGGCGCGATGGCGATGCCCTCGTGGTGTTCCTTACCGGCTGCCGCGTCGATCAAGACGGCGGCGTGGACCCGCTCCGGGTAGAGGGCTGCGAACTCCACAGCCATAGCCCCGCCCATCGAGTGCCCAGCGATGACCACCTTGTCGAGCTTGAGCGATGTCAAGGCTCGGGCAAGCACATTCGCCATGTCCTCGACGGTGTGGCCCCACGGCAGCGAGCTGCTGTTGCCGTGATTCGGGGCGTCCGGTGCGATGACGTAGAACCCGAGGTAGGACAGCTCCTCGAAGAGCTCCTCGTAGGCGATGGCGCTGACGCTGAGCCCGTGCAGGAACACCAGCGGTATCCCGGCCGGGTGACCTGCCGTGGTCAGTGCCACGCGGAACCCGTCGTCCAGGACGAGCGTCTGCTGCTTCAACTTCACTCCTTGATGTATCCGTGGTTGATGACCGGGATGCCGGCGTCCTTCGCCATGTCCATGCAGCCGAAGGTCCCGAGGGACTCCTTCAGCGGAAAGGCATGGCAGACATCGGCTCCGAGCCTGACCATCTGCGCGTTGCGTCGATGGCCTGCGGCCCTGCCGTAGCGGTCCCAGTCGGCCGGGTGGTCCTCGGGCTTGACCTTGTAGCCCATCTGGTACATCCCCCAGGCCCAGCGGTCAGCGATGTCGTCAGCGCCGCGAGCAGCGCCGTGGACGACGACGATCCCGTCCGGGTGCCGATCCAACTCGGCCTGCAGGGTGTTCCAGATCGCGTGCCGGTCCCGCCAGTCCCGGCTGCCCGTGATGAGGACCCGCCTCACGGCGTCCAGCGCCGAGCGGCGAGCTCGACGTTGTGGTTGGACACGTTCTGGGCCAGTGGGTAGCGGAGCCCCTGGCGGGTGATGGTCGTCTTGACGACCTGCTCCTTGCCGTCCTTGTCCTTGGCGAGGGACTTACGGGCCCAGGAGACCGGCTTGGTCTCGATCAGCCCCGACAGGAGCTGCTGGTGGACGAGGTTCCTCTTCGGAGTGGGCTTCGGCATAGTCGATTCCTTTCGTTTGTGCGATGTCAAGCCAGAGGGCAAAAAGACGAGCGATCACGGCTGCTGCGAGTAGTACTCGGAGTTGTTCAACAGCCAGCTCGCGGTGCGGTCGTCGTCGGCGGGTACGAAGTCGTGGTCGTACCAGCCGCCGTCCGAGTACAGGAACGAGCCGACGAACTTGCTCTCGAACTTCCAGTCCTTGCTGATGACATGGACTGCGTCCCAGACCCGGCCGAACGTGCGGCCGGTGGCGATCAGATCATCCACGAAGACCCACCGCTTGCCGAGCCGACCTTCGGCCTTCATCGACGTGTGCGATCCGTCGTTGGGCTTCCGCACGACGAGGTAGTTCTTGTCGAGCAGACGCGCCAGCGTCGTGACCGCGATGGTCCCCGACAAGCCGGTACCAACCAAGGTGTCGTAGTCGACGTTGGCGAGGTACTGCTGGGCGAGCTCCAGGAGCCGATCCGGACGGTGAACCACCCGCAGGTAGGTCTCGTCGGTCAGGTCCAGCACCTTCTTCTCCGGGCGCGGGGGGCACTCGGTGATCGTCTGGTACTTGACGGTGTCCCAGACTTCGGGAGCGAAGATGGCGTCAGCAAGGGTCATGGCGGGCCTTTCGTGGATGGTGGTCTGGGTTAGCGGATTTCGATGTCGGGCACGACGGTCGACGGCTTGAAGACGATCCGATAGTGGTCGTCGCTCACGTTCGCGCCTTCGATCTGCTCCACGAAGTACGTGACGTTGTCGGACAGGCCGAGGAAGTGCTTCTTGTACTCAGCGCCCTTCTTGCAGGTCACGTCGAGCTTCTTGGCCCCGGTGTCCGGTTCGATGGAGCACCGTCCCTCGATCACCAACAGGTACTTGTCGGTGATGCCGTTGAAGAACGTGATCCGGCGCTGAATCTCGAAGTTGTCAGCGGCCTTTGAGACGTTCCTCGACGCTACGTCGGCGTCGTCCGAACACGAGACGAGCCCCAGCGACAGCGCGGCTGCGGCAACGGCGGTGATGATGGTTTTTTTCATGGTTCCTCTCATTCGCGATCTCTGATCTGCATGGTGTCTCCGATGAACTCCAGCTCAACGAAGTCGAGTCCGGACGGGTCCATCCGGCCGGCTCGGTTCTTGACGGTGGAAACGCGCAGAGCTTCGGGCCCGAACTCTTCGGACACTCTGTGCAATGTCAAGACAAGCTCAGGGACGCGGGTGATCTGGCCTTTGACCCCGCTCAGCGGGATCGGCTTGTCCGCGTCGTTGTAGGAGCCGGTGACGTGGTGCAACCCGACGACGCAGGCCCCGGTGTTGCGGGCCATCGTGTGCAGGTAGTCCATCATCGACTCCAACCCTGAGAACGGGTCGTCGTCCTCACCGCCGCCCGAGCGGACGTTGGTGATGTTGTCGACCACTACCAGGTCCGGGTAGTCCCCGTACCCTTGGCAGTACGCCTTCATCGAGTCTTCGATCTGGTCAAGACTCGGAGAAGCGTTGTAGTTGAACCGGATTGGGATGTCCTCGAACTCGGCTGCGACCTCATCGAGGTCACTGTTGCGGACCGCCCTAGCCGACTTCTCCATGCTCCACGCCGTCTGGATCGAGACCATCCGGGAGAGCTGGGTGAATGCGTCGGAGTCCGCGCTGAAGTACAACGTCGGGACTCGTGCCTTGAGGGCATAGGTCAGCACGAACGCTGACTTGCCCGTACCGGGCCCCGCACAGACCAGCGCGAGCTGGCCGCGCAGGAACCGGGTGCCTTTCATCTCCAGCGTCTGGAACACAGGCGGCAGCGGATCGCCCGCCGTGCCTTTGACGCGGAGACTCTGCATCGGTGTGTACATGTGTCTCCTACAGATTCATGAAGCAGAGGTAGCCACCCAACGCGCCGAGCGCGATGATGAACCCGAGCACGATCAGCTCGGCCATTTAGAGGCCGAACTCTTCGTGGTACATCGGGATGAACGTGGACGCCGGGGTCGGTGTCCCGTTCTCGCACTCCCGGTCAAACAGCCGGATCAGGTGCTCGATGTAGCCCTGATGACTCGGCGGTGCCTCGGCGCAGAGCTGCGTCAGCTTGCGGCGCTGCTTCGCGACGTTCATCTCCATCTGGACGTTCCTCACACCCATTCCTTTCCATTCCAGCGACGGCCGTCCGGGTACCGGATCACGACCTCGCGCTCTGGGTCACGAGCCTTGTGCGCCTTGGCGAACCGCAGCGCGGCGTCGTCACTCGGGAACGGGTAGCTGCCAGGGCCGTTGATGTGGTCCCGGCGTCCCATGTCCACGAAGTAGTACTCGTTGCCTGCCTCGATGTTGATCGAGCGCCGATAGCTTTGTGTCATGTCAAGTCTCAGCCAGCAGCAAACTCGCAGGCGAAGCTCACGTCGCAGAACCGGCAGTTGTCCTCGGACGGGTTCGGATCGAACTTCCCTGCGCGGATGTTGGCGTCGAGCTCCTTGAACTTCTCGGTGATGGCTTCCTTCGTCCAGTCCGTGAGGTTGTACGGATACGTCGCCTTGCCCGACTGGCCCATCCAGTAGTCACCGAGGGCCGGCGGTTCGATGCCGTACTCCTCGGCCAGGGCCACGCCGTACACGGCGAGCTGGAAGTCGTCCCCAGGTTGCTTGCCCGTCTTGTGATCTCGGACGATCAGACCTTCGTCTGTCTCGATCACAGCGTCAATAAAGCCACGAACAAGCACACCGTCAAGATCAATGTCGAAGCCAAGTTCAATACCAGGCGTGCCATCGGGTGCAATCCAGATCACCTCCTCGGTATGACTGGTCGCCCAGTCGATGTACTTACCGACCTGCTCGAGGCCGATGTCAAACCTCCGTGCGATGTCAAGGCGTCCACCGTAACGACCACTGGCGAACCAGTACTCGAAGTTCGGCGTGATCGCACAGGCCGCGTTGATGTACTTCTGGTAGGACTCCCGGAACACCGCCTGAGCGGCCTCCAGAGACATCGTCCTGCCGCTGCGCTCCCATGCCTCGATAGCCTCGTGGACTGCGCTTCCCTGGGCCGTCCAGGCCGCAGGGCGCTGCCACGCCTTGTCGATCCTCGACAGCTTGTAGGAGTACGGACACTTCTCGTACTGCTTGAGCTGAGAGACGCTGCGGTGCTTGCGTTCTTCGGTCATTGCTGTGCCACCTCCAGCGCGTGTAGTCGTTGGCGCATGGCCTCGGGCACATGCGTCGGGTGAATCGCGTACTCCCAGTTCCTGATCCAGTCGACCACGCCTTTGACGCGGGGATCGTCTGGAATCTCGGCCTCCTGGCCGTGGTGTACGAGATGAACCTGCCACCGTCCCTCTCCGAACATGATCCCGTCGTCGGGGATGGTCTGGTCGAAGATGGTCTCTACGTGGGTGGCTCGGTCAAGAATGTGGGCTACGTCCGCGAACGCTTTGTCGTTGTGACGGACGGCCACGCTGCGGTAGACCAGCAGCAGGGTCATGCCTAGTAGGTTGATGGATTCTGCGAACATGAAGCCGGGTTTGGAGACCCGAACTACGGGAGCGGAGAGCTGGACAGCCTGAGCGACGATAGCGAGAGGCACTGTAATCCCTTGTGTGTCTTGAGCATTCGTTCTGTTCCTTCGGTTAGTCGGTCAGGTCTCAGGTGGGATGCCGCGTCACGGCTCCCGTGGCGGGAATCTCCAAATCATCTCTCCTTCTTCAGTGAGGTCCGTGTAGTCGTTCACACGGATCAGCAGGTCACCATCGGACGGCAACCTCTTGCGGTACGCCCAACCACCGTTTCGGCTCACGCCTTCTTCGGGCGGGATGTTCGGGTCGTACTCCAGAACGTGGTCGCGGAGCTTCTTGTAGAAGCCGCGAAGCCTCGCCAGCTTCAGGTCGTCCATGCCGACACCACCGGTCGCCATGTACTCACCGTGCTCGCGAAGCCTCCGGTACGGTGACACGCCTTGCTGCTGCTCGACGGGCACCTGAAACGGGAAATGCTGCAGAACGATCTCTCGCGGGGTCAGCCGGCCCCCGTAGTAGTGCTTGATCCACGACACGTACTGACGGGTGACTCCGTACATACGTGCGATCTCCGACTGTGTGTAGCCTTTGCCCTTCAGGTCTTCTATGACCGCGAGCGTTAGCTCAGCGTTGGGCTTCTCGGTATTCATTTGAATGTCGTGCTCCTGGTTTAGTGACCCCTCGTGGGCCACGAGTGTCACATGTAAAGCATCTTCTCGTCAATCCTCACTGTTTCGTTCTCCGTGCGCCACGAGCGGCGGTGCCGCTCCGACCAAATTGTGGCCGAGCTTACTGACGATTCTGGAAATAATCCAACTTACGCCGCTGGCCTTCCCACAGCAGCTTCTCTAGCTGCGGGTTCCCCCTAGTTTGTTGTGCTAAGTGCCCATCCGTCATGCCTCCAGTTCTGCTATTCGTTCGCGCAGGTCTTCCTTGTCGTCCTCGGTCAACCCCTCGTCATCGGCCGAGTCGAGCCACTCACGAGCCTCGTCCAGGTCCATGTCATCGACGTACAATGTCAAGCCTCTCTTACCTTTACCCGATGTCCGGTGGTCTCGTGTACCCGGACTGCGATCCCGAGAGCCCGCGCCGTGGTGGCGCGGGACTCCCAGGGGCAGTGCTGGCACTTGGCCCGCTGGGTCAGCTCAGGACCTCGATGCGGTGCCAGTTGCGCTGGCCGATCCAGGCCAGCAGCTCGTCCCATGCCTTGGGCGCGTGGCCCTGGCGGGCCGAACGGCTGCCGTCCTGCGTGATGTACCAGCGGCCGAGCACCTTGATCGCGGCGAAGGTGTAGCTGAGGTTGTACTTGACGAACCTCACCACCGACCCGTCCTCGGTGGGCTCGACCGGGACGAACTCTTCACGGACGGCCTTGGCGAGCGCGAGCTCGGCCTCCAGCTCTTCGATCCGTGCGTTGAGTCCCTGAACGGCCTCGTCCACGAGTGCTACTGCCATTTTCTCTCCTTCTCTCTCAGCGGAATCTCGCTGTTTTGCGGGGTCTCTTGAGCCGGTTTGCTCGGCGGGTGACCATGCCCAGCTCGGCTGGCAGAGGCTCGGTTGCCTCGATGCCCAAGGCTCGGCGGTAGGCGATGTCTGACGCGGTCAGCTTCATCAGCAGTACCAACGCTTCCGGCAGAAGCGGGACTTGCCCTCGTCTGCCTTGTCCTTGGCCTCGTCGCTCTTGGCCTTCGGCAGGCCGTTCTTGGCGTCCTGCTCGGTGCAGGGCGAGGGCTCGCCTCGCTGGAGGTGGAACCTCCGGTCAGCAGCGGGCGTCGTGTGGGACTGCTTGTCCGACAGGTGGGCCCAGCACTCGGCCGTGACATCGGCCGATGCCTTCGGTGCCAGCTCTTCGGAGAGGATCGCCGGCGCGTTGCCTACCAGCACGGCCAGGGCCAGACCTCCGAGGATCGTCCTTGCTCTCACCACCACGTCTTCCCTCCACATTGCTTCGTGGCACCCTGCGGATGCCGTTGTCGGTATCGCTTCAGCCGTGAGCCGAAGCCTTTGCGTTCCTCCCGGATCGACGCCTGCCAGCACGACCGGCAGAGGACCGGCGCTGGAACTTGCGATCCCGGAAGTACTCCGGTCCGTTGATCGAGTTGCGAAGCCATGCTGGCGGTCCCTTCTGCGCTGGCTCCCCGACGTTGAACTCGTCGTCAACGCCGAGGTACCAGTCCTCTCGGTGGATGTTGCTCATGTCTCTCCTTGAGCGATGTAAAGTGTGTGACTAAGGCTGTAGCCGTCGCACGTCCATCCCCTGGGAGAACCATGCCTCCCAGCGGCTGTGTCCGCTGCTGCCTTCGGGACTTGGCCTGCCAGGGGGACCGATCTCGTATCGGCCCCGGTTCCTGACGGTTCCTTATCTCCGTGTCTTATCCTCAGTTAAGCAGAGCGTTTGTGCGATGTCAAGCAAGCAAGTCGCGAATAGCGGCTGCGGCCTGTTGGACTACCACCCCGTTGCCGATGATCTTCATGGCTGCGGTGCGGCTGATCTTGCCTTCCGGAGCTCGACGGCCCGAGGGTTCGATGAGGTCAGTGACCCATCCCTCTTCCCAGCCCATCATCCACTCGCTGAAGGCTGCGTTCAGGCGTGGGTTGCCGTTCTTGTTCGGCTCGGTGGGCGTCGGTACCTCACGGCCGACGATCCCTTCCCATCGCCGGATCGCCGGCTCGAACTTGCCCCACTCCGCAGTGCCATACAGGTGGGTGGCCGTGGTGCGGAGGTCCATGCCTCCGTCGCCGTGGTGACCACCACCCTGCGAGTCCGTCGTGAGCGGAGTCGGCAGCAGAGCCACCGCTCCGGGCAGGTCCATGCCTCCCTCGCGCTTGTTCGGGTTCGGGCCCTTGCCGTCACGCGCCGCAGGCGTCGGGAACAGCTTCCACATCGCGTCGGTCAGCGTGTCACCCGAGTGTGCAGGCGATGCCTTGGGCGTGCGGGTGGCCGTCGAGTTGCGTGCGCCGTTCGCGTCAGTCGCTACTGGGGTGGGCAACAATGAAGACTCGTTCTCGCTTGTGCGGGGCTCCGATGGCTCCAGCGGCAAGAGTCTTCCACTTCGCGTCATACCCGATGTCGGAAAGGTCCCTGAGAACTCTTCCCATTGCTCGCATTTGAACGCCGGATGGGTCTGTTGCCTTGGCACTGAGTAGTCCTCTCACGTTCTCGATGACCACGACTCGCGGTCGAAGGATGTCGATGGCTTCTGCGAAGTGCGACCACAGGCCGCTGCGCGTGCCCTGGCCGATGCCTGCCTTGAGTCCAGCAGGGCTCACGTCTTGGCAGGGGAAGCCGCCGCACAGGATGTCGACAGGCGGTACCTCGTGCCAGTTGACCTTGGTCACGTCTTGGTAGTTCGGCACACCGAATCGCTTGTGCAGCAACGTCGCTGCTGCCTTCTCGCGTTCGACCTGCCAGATGGTCTGACCGCCGAAGACTTCCTCGACGGCGAGGTCTAAGCCTCCAGCTCCGCTGAACAGCGAGCCGATGCGTGGTCCGTGGGTCATGCTGACCGCCAATCGGCAGGCAGGAATCCTCCCTTGGACATCCACTCGTCCAGGGCTTCCATCAGCTCGACCATCCGGTCGATGGCTTCGGTGCCCATCGCGAGCCCATGCCTGCGGTAGTCGGACATCAGGAGCCGAAGCTCTTCGAGCGTTGCGTCGGGTGCCATGTCAGCGAACCTTCTTCCAGACGACGGGGCTCGAACCTTGGCGGCAGCGGCAGCGCCAGCCCTCGAGCCTCTTGGGAGCCCGGTACCGGGCGTGTTCCTTGCCGTGGCCGCATGTGCCGATCCACGGTGCGGTGGGGTCGATGCCTTCGGACTCGAAGCAACGCTTCCCGTCACCGCCGAGCTCGCGATGCTTGCGAGCCCAGACGTAGTCGTGTCCGTGTCCCGGACCGACCAGCGCGTGAGCGATCTCGTGGGTGATCGTGTTGTGCGATTCCTCATAGCTCCGGAGAGCGAGGAGATGCCTTGAGAGGCTGATGGTTTGGTTGCTGTACTGGCACTGACCAGCTCGACGCTTGGCGTTATCGAACCTCACGGTCCAGCCGATGAGTCCGTACTCGCGGAGCAGGTCCTGGGTGATCTCTCGTGCCTGGGTGACGGGCATCGTGCGGGTGAGCATGGCGGTCATACCTGGTCTCGCTTCCAGTTGTTGCGATTGCCCTTGCCGGGGCGCTTCTGCTCTCGTGCCTTGTTGCGATGCGGTGCTGCGGCGCTCGAACGCCGCAGGTCCAGCCGTGCCTGTAGTTGTGCCGTCGATGCCTTGAGCGATGTCAAGTCGCGGTCACGCGACTGTCCCATGTGCGTATGCCTTCCCATCTGCGGCCAGGTGGACATAGGTCGCCACACTGACCGGTTCGTCGTTCACCGTGAACGACCCGGAGCGGTACGGGTTGTACGACACCTTGCGTCGTTCGCCGCGATGCTCGATAGCTTCGTGGCACACCAGTCCATGAACGCCGGCGTGTACGTTCTTGCGCTTCTCAGCGATGACTCGCTGTCGACCAGCCTCCGAGACGATCAGGCTGCAGCCGTACAGGGTCACGTCGTCCGCGTGACCGATGACCTTGCCTCTGTGCTCACCGGTCGTGGCTCGCAGCGACCACCGAGCCTGATGCAGGTTGCGGTAGGCGAAGACTTCGTCGCCCATCTTGATGGTCCGACCCTTGTACGGTTCGATCACAGCGCGTCGATCCCTTCTTCGAGAATCTCGGACACGACCTCGAACGGCCGCAGGCCGTCGTCGTGCATGTCTCGGTAGTTGCGGTCAGCGATGTCTCGGTGGGTCAGGCCGATGTGCTTGAGCAGCAGCCGGTCGACCAGCGTCATCCAGTGCTTGAATGCTTGTTCGCTCATCGCGTCACCGTGTCGTCCACGACGGCCAGCGATGTCTCACCGAGGCTCAGGTACCAGTTGCCCGTGTCTCGGTCCAGCCACATGCCCACCTGGCCGGGTTGATCCGAGCAATCCTCTTCGACGCACACCGGGTAGACCGATGGCTCGATGTCCGTCAAGTCGACGGTGCCTACTGGCGATAGAGCGATGATGGCGGCGATGAGTGCGGTCACTTCGATCCCTTCGGTTTCTGCGGACGGGGTGGGTACCAGCACGAACGCTGGTGTCGTCGTGTCCGACGCATGGCGACCATGAGCTCGACGTTCATCACGCCTCCGTCAGGTGGTCGATGATCGAAACCAGTGCTGCCGATACCTCGCCCTTCGGCAGGATGACGGCCGCGTGTCGCTTCTTGCCGTCGTGACCGGTGACCGTGAAGCGCAAGCCTCCGGTCGGTTCGGCCTCCACGAGGAGCCCGTGCGGGCTCCCGGTCGAAGACTTCCCGGTGATCTGGACGATGGTGTCGCGCTTCATGCCTGTCCTCTCGTGTGCGATGTCAAGCCGTGGCCCGAATGAAGCCAGCGGTGTTGTCTTTCTTCCACTCGTGGCCCTTGGCCCGCAGGCCGACGACCACGCCTCGTGGGTCGTTGCGACGTTCGTCCGACTCGTCGCCGTCGATGACTCGGTACCCGTTCCATTCCTCGGGCAGAGCCTCACCACGCCTCGTGGTGAAGGGCATCGCGACGTTGCCTCCGTCAGCGAGGATGCCTTGCAGGTACTCATCGCTCGTGTGCGACGGTTCCTTAGCCGAGTAGGTCAGGCTGTAGTCCGAAGACTCAGCACGATCCCTCGGAGACCACGCGGTGTAGTCGTACATCAGCACGCCCGCATCGGCCAACGCTTGCACCATGTGCGGTGCGACGAGCTCCCAGCGGATGTCGCTGGTCGTGTTGAGGCGCAGGTTGATCCGGCCATGCCTACGAAGGGCCGACCGAATCTCGGCACCGATGAGCAAACCTGACAGGACAGGGTGCGAGAGCAGCATCGCGGTCCTCACAGCTTGAGCACGCTGCTGGGCAGGCATACCTGACTGTCCCGACCGAGACAGGCACGCTGCGGCGCATCCCTTAGATGCCATCGGGCACAGGTTGATCGGTCCGGAGAGCCCGAAGGCTTCCCGCACGTCCCGAAGGCTCGGGTTCATCATGCCTCGCTCTGGCGTGAGCATGAGACCGAAGCTGGGTAGGCTGTTCTTCGACAGCTTCTGCTGTGACGCTCCGCTGGTCAGCAGGGCAGCCGATGCCTTGCGATAGCCAACGCTCTCGCGAAGCTCAGCCCACACCTGGCGGGCCCATCGCACGTCCGTCGATCCCTCGAGGCCGGCGATCACGGCACTCCCGAAGTCTGCCTCGATGAGGATGTTCTCTACTCGCGTGGTCATCACGCCTCCAGTCGTCGGTTCAAGCTGACGTAGGTGTCACCGATGGCGAGCACGTAGTCAGGTCCGTACTCGTAGGTCCGGTCGAGGCGACCCCACGGTGCCTCGGTGTAGACGTGTCCGTATTCGCCGTGGTCCCACTGCGCGAGGTGCTCGAACATCTCGCCCGGTCCCATGTCTGAGATTTCGTAGAACTCGTGGTCCTGCATGAAGACGACCGTGACGTACATGCCTTGCCTCTCTGTGCGATGTCAAGTCTCAGGGCAAAGGGATGACGCGGTACTCGCGCTGACCCGTCTCGATGTCTTCGACCAGCACACGAAGGACGTTGCCTTGTGCGTTCTGGCTGATCACTCGGTGCTTGCCGTACACGTCCATGTCTAGTCCCTTCGCTGTGCGATGTCAAGTCTGCGGGTAAAAAAGGGGGCAAGGGTAGCGGCCAGGACGATTGCCTTCTTGAATCGTGCCTACTCCGATGAGCAGGTCAGTCGTCGTTTCCAACCTTGCCTAGTGGACAGCCGGCATCGAAGCTGGATCACCCGTGATGTCGGTGATGCGAACCTGCCTGTCCGTGCCTCTTCGAGCCGAGTGGCTCAGGGTTGAGGCCCAACCCTGTGATTGTGAGTGTTGTTCCCAGACAGTGCTTCTGGCGGGCCAACACTTGCCCATTAGCCTTATGTCGTCCGCAACACTTCCGATCATGTCTCACGTCCCGATGCGTGGCGGTCCGGTTTACTGCTACCGGCGTAGACCACGGTTACGGGACCATGACTGGTCACACGCGGATTCAACACGTTGTGACATGGTGTGGCTCAACAACCATGCCTTGCGCCCGCCTTGCTTGGCTATCGCTTCGAGAAGGGTACGTCCCTGCCGGTAGTCATTTCTGACGGCGAGCTTTATCCCCCCGCCAGCCGAGACGGGGGGATGATGCCCCTCTGACGGGCGACGCTGACCGAAGCTATCGGCTGACTGATCCCGGACAAGTCGACGGGTCAGAACTTGGTGGTGCTGGTAAAACCAACTCTAGCGGATCGTGTGTGCGATGTCAAGTGACTTGCTGTGAACCGCTGTTGTGAAGTTGTGTCTTCGACTCTAGCTGATGGACTGTGCGATGTCAAGTGCCGGGTTGATCCGGCCGGTTCGTAGTGTTCCTGTGCGCTGTGCTGTCTCAAACCCGCTGGCATGTGGGTTCCCGAACCGTTTCGCGATGTCCGCTGTGCTGTTGTCGAGTACGACGCTACACGTTGCGGTGAGCGATGTCAAGTGACCTGCTCTGCGATCCCCTGTGCTGTTGTGCTTTCCAAGCTACACCACGGCGCTGTGCGATGTCAACAACGAATCCGTTGTGCCTGGTCAGTAGGCGTGTCGTCCGGCGTGTCGCCCCCTGCCCTGGGTACCCCCTGGGGGTACCCCTCCCCTGGGTACAGGGGGGTATCCGGGGTGCTTGCACCTGGCCGGCCCCTGGTCGGAGGGGGTTTTGGGGGTGTGCCGCGGGGTGTGCCGGGTACCCCCGGGAGGGGGATACCCGCAGGTCAGGCCCCTGCCGGGTACCCCAGGGGGGTATACCCTCGCCCCCCTATCCCCGACCGGCCGGTTA